CTTGACCATCCGCTGCCGTATGCTGTTCTTTGATAAATTGGCGACCGTCAACCTGAACCTCGCCATACGTGAGGGTCGAGGTCAGATTCAATTGGAATCCCCTTCAACACGCAAGACGAATGGGTCGCTCGACAGTGCAGCAGTTTCAGCGCCAACGGTGCGTTCGAACCAGATGAAGCGCGAGCCACCCGGTGGGATGTCGCCCAGCGAAATACCGGTAGATTTGGTGGATGGAGCAGTGAAAGTGACGCCAGTTGGCTTCGTCGTTTCGTTGGCAACCGTTTGTTCTTGTGCGCCCTGAACCGAAGTACCCAGGCCAATTTTTACGTCGGTGGTTGCACTTGGCGTATTGGAAGTGAGCCACGCTTTCGCGTCGTACAGCGTCAGGGTGGCATGGCTGTTGACCACATACACGCCGCGATATTCGGTACGGCCCACCAAGGCCTCCGCGGAACTCACGTCATCATAGACGTTCAAGCCTGCGGTTGTGCCCGACTTTGCCCCGCCCAACGATGCGTTTGGGTTGGAGTTTGCGGCGCCACCGGACAGGCGGTATTCGAGGTCTGACGAGGCGATAGGCATAATGGCTCACTTATTCCGCATGGCGCGGCAGGGGTTTGACTAAACGGTTGTGTAGCATTTCTAACATCTCGGAATCGGACTTACCGTCGATGTCTTCTTTAAAAAAGGCTACAAGACCATTCACTTTAGAGCGAACGGTGTAGCAGTCAATTGGATGGCTGCTACACTCGTCAGCTGCCCAAGCACGCATTTCTGCAATTAAGGCTTGGGCTTTGCTCATTACGCAGGCTTCCAGGACGGGGTCGTGGCGGTCGCTTCCTGCTTGACCACACTTACAGCGGGTTCGGGCTCCACGCCGTGCAGCTTGTGCACTGCCGGATCGAAGTCCGACTTATTGATGACGATGAAGCCGTCCGGGATGTGGGCGGTCGGTTCTACAGCGATTCGGACAGTCTCGCATTCATATTGGGACATTTTGGATTCTCCTAGTGTGGTTAGAAAAACACCCAGCCGAAGCCGGGTGTTTCCTCGCTCGCAATAACTTGAACGATTAGCCCAGCAGCTGGGCGGCGTGAGCGGCTTTGATGCCGCCGCAGCCCCAGGCCGCCGAAACTTCGTACTGCATCTGGCGATAGCCAGCGTACAGCGCGACTTCGAAGGTGATACCCGAACGCGGGTCGGTGACCAGCATGCGATCGACGGCCGAGTCGCCGTTGGTTGGCAGCGCAGGGGCGCGGGTTGCCAGCAGCATCGAGGCTTTGTGGAAAGCGATGGCTGCGGTTGCCGAGGCGCCGACGGTGACAGTGGTTGCTGCGGCCGGGATGGCTTGGCGCAGACCAGGCTTGGCCAGGGTCAGGACGTTATTGCCATCTTGACCGAGGTCTTTTGCAACGACGTACTTGTTGGTGTCGCCCGCGAAGGTGACGGTATCGCCTGCCAGGATCGTGCCGGTGCCGGTCGAAACGGTGATCAGACGCGCGCCGGCCAGATAGCCTGCGGTGTTGGTGACGTAGCCTGCGCCGGTGCCTTTAGCGATTTGACGCGGTGCAGCCGACTCGTGGAACGACAGGCCGTTCAGGTCCAGCAGTTCGCCTTGACGCAGGGTCAGACTGGTGCCAGCTTCGTTGACTTTGATCAGGTTCGGCACTTTGCGCAAGTTGACGCCCATGCTCGAGTTGATGACCAGTGCACGTTCGCCGCCAGGGGCGCCGTTGTCGTCCAGGATTTGGCGGATCAGCGCGGTGTCGCCCGACGAATCGGTCAGCGGGGTCGTGCCTGGGGTGCCGTATGCGCGCGAAGTTGCCTTGCGTGCAGCCAGCCACATGTCGAGCTCGATCTCGTTCACCAGCGTGCGGATTGCCTGGGTCAGCTGGTCGCCCTGGATTGCGGCAGGTGCCGTACCCGAGGCGCGCAGGCCCTGTTCTTGTTCGCCGGTCCAGCGGAACGGGACGCGACGGGTTTTGGTAATGCGGAATTCGTTCGAGTCGATCACTTGCTCACCGTCGTCCGGCGGCAGCATGCCAGGCACGACGTCGGTAGCTTGCGAAGGATTGGTTTCGAACGAATACAGCACTTGGCCGACAGCCGCGCGTTCAGCGTTGGCGTCGAGGGTGACGCAAGGGATCACACCCACCATTTCGCGGGACACGATGTCCAGCGAACGGTAGAGGGGGCCGACGAGATTGTTCAGGGTATTCAGGGCCATGATGGTTCCTATTGATTAAACGATTTGGACGCCCGAGGTCGCAACACGAGCCTTCTCCGTTGCGGAGAGAGCGTCGAAGTTCGCGCGGGTAATGGTATTGCCTTTGCCGCCGCCGCTTTCGCGTGCACCGGACGAGCCGCTGCCGCTGGTGCCTGCTGGGAACCAGTGTGGCTTCAGTTCGCGTTGCTTGTCGATCCATTCAGCAGGGCTGAAATGGGTCGTGCCGTCTTTGCCCAGCTCCGGACGGCCCTCGGCGTCCAGTTTTACTGCTTTGCCGCTTTCGTCCAGTTGGAACACATTGCGGCCATGCAACAGCGCGTCCTCGACGGCGCTTGGATGCAGACCAGCGCAAGCTGCGCGGATCTGGTTTTCCAGGACGGCGCCCTTGTAGACGTCGGCCCGTTTTGCTTCAGCTTGGATGCGCGCTTCCGCGGCTTCCAGGTCAGCTTTGTGCTGGTCACGCATACGCTGGGTATGCTTGTTGATGACAGCTTCGTGCTTGCCTTCCGCGATCAGTTGCAGGTCTTCGTTGGCGTCGAGTTTGTCCTTCAGCGCTTTCAGCTGGACGGGGTCCAGACCTTCGAACGACTTCAGCACATCCTTGTTTGCCGCCAGCTTGCCCAGCAGTTCATCGTTTTTGGCTTTGAGGCCAGCAGTCTCCCGGGCAATGCGCTCGGTCACTGCTGCTTCGATACGTGCATTGATTGCCGCTTCCGCGTCGGCGCCACCCGAACCGCCGCCAGCTGGAGGTGCACCGTCGTCGTTGACCGACAAAACGTAAGCACGAGCCAGGCTCGAAGCAGTGTAAAAGAATGGGCGGTGTGGATGTTTCGTCATTTTATTCCCCTTGGGAGTTGATTTGTGCTGCCTAGCAGCGGAAGCGAAAACGAGTCTTTGACTCGATCAGTGCTAATTATATGCGTTCTAAAAATAGAATGCAACGACTATTTGTAAAAAAGGGGCCTTATTTCTAAGACCCCTTGTTCCGTTACTTCCCGGCGTTCTGGAGTTGCGTCTGAGTTGGGTTGTTACTGGTGGCGCCTTTCTTGGTAACCACACCCTTCGACGCACCTTGGTTCGGTCCGTTACCTGCGCGGTCACCTGGAGTGGTCGGGACGTCTTGCGCTGGCGGCGGGTTTTCCTTGATGCGCTTCTGCTCTTCTTCAGCGTCACCGTCCATTGGAATGATTTCACCGCGCTTCAGGTTTTCGAACATCGTTTCGTAGCTGATGGCACCGTTCTGCCATGCGGCAATTACAGCGGTCATCGTAAGCGAGTCCATCGGGATTGGGAAGAAGTCGCGGTTCAGCTCAACCAGTACGTCCTTGCTGTCCTCTTCAGCGTATTCGCAGAACTCCACCATTGCAGCTGTCACACCGATGGACACCGACTGTGCAACACTGGCAAGCATGGACTGTTCCCCGCCCCGGTGTATGGCGGCAGTGTTAGCGCTCTCCACACCACTCGGTTGCGCCTCCAGCATACGCGCACCCATCACAGCCATTTTGTTCTCTTTACCCTCGAGGTTTTCCTTGAGGACGTTCAAACCTTGACCGGTGAACTCCAGGTAGTGCGCCGTAGCTTCGTGCCGCCGGAAGGTCCAGGCGGTCGTGCTGCCGATGTTGAAAGCCCCGTCGGCTAGATCTTCGTCCGTGACCCCGCTGATGACAGGTGTGGGTAAGCCCGTGAAGTGGCAACCGTGCTCGTAGTCAGCCGTTACGCGATAGTGCGCGAGGTTGGTGTCGACCAAGTCGATCAGCGGCGGTTCCGAGATATCCCAGCTTGTGTTGTCGACACCGATGAAGTGGAATGGGAGCTTCTCGATGTGCTTGCCCCGGATCTTTGGGTACGATGTTGAAATAACCTTGTCAACATCCTTACCCTTGTCGTCCTGCTCAACGACCATGACGCGCACACGATACATGAGTTTGCCTGGGTGTAGCAGGTTGCCCACACTATCGACCTCGTTATTTGGCACCAGATCCAGCACGCGGAACTGCACCTGATCTTCGTCGGTGAACTCATCTTTTGGAACGGAGACGATTTCTTCCAGAACAACCATAGACAGGATTGTCGCGCTTTTGTAGACGGACGTTTTCCAGTTGCGGATCGACAGCGCGCCATACATCTTAAGCATGGGGCGCCAGTTCTTGTCCGCACCATCCGCCTGCGTTGCGTCAGCAGGTACGTCCGGATAGTCCACGAACAGACCCACACGCCCCAGCTTGAGCGCTTCTTCGACAAGCTTCAGGCACAGCATGTGCAGCGAGGTGCCGCTCATGTCGATGTCTTTCTTCATGTCCTCCACCGTACCCGGCAGCACCACAGTTGGCGGTTTGCGGAAGATCATGCCTTGCAAGCCGACGATTGTGCGCCAGGTTGCATTGTAGAACAGCGCGCGCTTTTTGTACTTCTCGTAGTCGGCGCTCTCTTGATTGCTCAATTTGGGCAGGAAGAGCTCACCGGCAGCGTGCACAGCGTCTTGACCCTTGGCCACCGCAATGCAGCGCTCCCAAAGGTTCACCATGTTTCTGTGTTGCGGATGCTGATTATTAACAGGCATTTTAGACTCCACCAATCTTGATTCTTTTAACTACGGTATCGAGAGCAAGGACGCGGTAACGAGTATCATCAGCAGAGTGGTCTTCTGCGTCGGTATCTACGTCGTCCATGTCTTTTTGGTCTCGGGGAATAGGCGGCACTGTTCGAATCCAGTCTCGGCAGGTGTCGAATATGTACATGCCAGGCTTGTCATTACGTTCTTTGTCGGTAACTGCGCTCAAGCGATCTCGCATCAGCTCCCAACCGTTCTTCCGACTACCAGCTTTCTTGTCGGCGCGAGTCCAATAAACACCCTCGGACTCCATGTTCTGCCCGATGGAAGCATCGTCAGTAACGTTGTAGATTGCTGAGTCAGCTGGACCACCAACTACGCGGCCAACAATGCCCATTTGAGCTTCGCGATTTTTGATGCCGATAGCCACATTACGCGCGGTCATGTACAGACCTTCGTTTGGCTTGCCCGATGAACCGTACCATTCGCCTATACGGAACAGGGTTTTCGGAGGGAATGAGCGTTTCGTACCGTCCGCCATTTCAGCGTCGGTCCCGTCGCTCTGCGCCCACCAGCCCACACTGAACGGCTTGCTTGAGCCCCAGTCGAACGAGCGATCAATCTTCCAAGTTTTCGGAATCTTGAATGGTTTGAGGACATGCTGCTGCGCATCCCAAATATCGTCGAACATGCCACCAGACGTAATATCCCAGCTACCTTCAAGCCAGGCCTTGCGCTTGTTGACGTCCGTAATGGACTCAAGGGTCTGGATGTAGTCTTCGCCGAGGTACGGGTTTTCGCGCACCGAGCCGAAAATGGCAACGCGCTGATTACCCTTATTGTCGGTGATAATTTTGCCATATGGTGCTGGGTCAATGAAGTATCCCTTCACCCATGTATGCCCGACACCATAAGGGTTCGTTGACGAGCGGATGATGCGCGGGATTGTGGGCAAACGCGCGGTCCCCTGGAAGGACGAACGGTTCGTCGACTTCATGGACTCGTAGCAGCTAATGGACGACCAACTGGTCAACTCCTCCCAGCCAACGAACGGGTATTCGTGGCCGTGGTAGGACCAATAGTCTTCCTCGCTTTCGAACGCACGTAGCAGTAATTCCTCACCAGTAGGCCACACCCACTTAAGGCTCGAACTTCCCGCAAGAAAGCGGGGCTTCTGCGCTGAACGATTGAACCACCGCTTCGACTTAGCGATAATATCATCCAGATGCTTGTAGTTTCGTCGAAATATAACGCCGCGCCAAAAGTCTTCATATCCTCGTCCACAATGCTGTGCGAACGCCATTAGCATAGCATCTGTCTTACCCGGACCCCGCGTCCCTGCAAAGCAGACCTCACGGACAGGGCTCTGCAAAAACAGGCTCTGACTGCCAGGGAGGGCTGTCCAGATGGGACGTTGACGGGGTAGGATAATTTGCGACATTTAATCCACTTGCGGCGGTGCGATTTGTTTTGCTTGAGCGATGCGCCCTGCTACTAGGTCTGCTTGTTGACGTTCAGCTTCGATGGCCCACTGCTCAGGGGTCATCAGTCCCGGAATCACAAATGCACCGCCAACCAGCGGTTGACCGTCTGCGCCGGTGAGTTCGTTTGCAATCTTTTTAACAGGCTCCATGTTGTTCAGGTGTGCCAGTTTTGCAAGTGCAGCAACGCGCGCAGCTTGGGACGAACCCGGACCGCGATAATTCGCCTCGCGAATTAAACCAGCCATGATGCGCTTCTTGAGAATTGCCTCCTCGTCTTCCGTGCCCGGGGCGGCTTCCTTCTTTGCGATTTCACGCAGCACATACGGCTCTTCCATGAAGCGCACAGCGTATTCGCGTGCAATCGACTTTGGGTAGCCGACACGGATTGCAGCTTGAACTGCGTCGTAATCGGTCAGATATTCTTTGACGAAGAAGTCCCGCAAGGATTTTTCGCGGTGCGTATAGCTGCGCTCCTGAGCCTCTTCCATGTCGGGTGGAGGTTGGATGGGCAATGCGTCAAGCGACTCTTTGTCAATGGGTTCCATGGTAATCCTGGGCACGATTTACGATCAATGCACAGAGTATAGCTAGAATCCGGGAGCCAAGCAAGCGCTAAATGCAAAACGGGGGCGGCAAGGGGGTAAATCCGCACGGCAAACGCGTGCAATCGGTAGGGTAGGGAGTTGGGAGGGTGCGCAGGACGCGCACCCTGTAGCGCGTTTTAAACGATTCGCGCCAAGCGTGCAGCAGCTTTGACAATCTGCTCGCGGATTTGCTCTTCGGTGTGGTAGTGGTCGATACCCAGCATGTCACGCTGACGGAAACCCTTAGGCATCATTACTGTCACAGGAATTCCGAGCAAGTAGGCGGCAGTTGCGCCGGCAAGGTCGATTCCAGTTTGACCGCCACAGCGCACGCGCTCAATCTTATGCTCATTGACCACAACACGCAGGATGCCGTACATGACTCGGTCGACGTCGCTTTGGTTGAGCTTGTACAGGTTCAGCGTGTACAAGCCGTTACCAGCGATGTTGATTACCTTGACGGAACCCGGAGGCCGTGTCTTGATGTGGTCACTAACCGCACGCCCTGGATACAGCATTTCCTTAGTGACAGCAAAATACTTCTCGCCGGCAGCCTGTTTGGTCATCTTTTCGCCGCCGGTTGTGAAGTCCATTGCGATTGCGACAGTCAGGTCCGCTTCACGGGCGTTGCGGTAGGTTCGTCCCGTATAGCTGGACGATGGATGTTCGAGGATTTGGAGGCTCATTTAGCCACCGTTTGCGTACGATCCATATACCACTCGATGGTTCGACGAGCTTCCTCCCATGTGTAGCAGACAGCGTAGAGGTAACCTTGTTCGGAAACATGCTGCCCGAATTCGATTTGCTTGTCGGACTCTTTACCGGCGCGCTGTTTCTTTTCCTTGTCGGTAGGCTTTTTCATTTCAATGAACAGGCCGAAGTTCATACCCCTGGCGCACGGCAGGAAGATGTCAGACACACCCGAGCGCACGCCTTCAGCTTTCAGCCTGGACGCAACAGCGATGTTACGCTCGCCGCCGTTCGGGATTGCGAACATCCATTTCAGCTCAGGATGCTTCTCCCGGTTTTGTGCAGCCCAGCAGAAGAGAGCAACTTGGTGGGCGTGTTCGGTATTTGGTTTTGCGAGGTCTTCTGGTTTCATTTGACTAATGCTTCCGTAATTGGTTGACGCATAATATGCTGGTAATAGTGCTCCAGGCCGTGTTTTTTCATCCCCTCAACCAGCGCTTCAAACTTCAACGACTGGATGTAGTCTTTGTTTTTACGGTCGAGGGCCTGCTCGCAGACTTCTTGAAAGCTCACGCCGTATTGAACCCCTTCGTGGACCACGACTTGATACTGCGTCTTCGTATCTTCGAAGTCCCAACGGGCGTATTCCGCAAGACATTTTTCGATTACTTCGCGTGGCAGCTCGCGCATCATTGTATCGGGTTCCCTTTGTAGGTGAAGGCGTTGTGCTTATCGCTCCAGCCCCAGCCTTCGTTATAGATGACCTCGATCGTTCCAACAAGTAACTCTTTGCACGGTGTATTCTTGATACAAAGAACTTCGTTCTTCTTACCCGTCTTAAAACGCTCCAGTTCCCCCGAATCCGTATCAATTGCTGTTACGCGGGTAACAACGACACCGTCCAGGAGGATCTTATCTACGGCCGAATGGCAGTAGGGTGTGTCCTTATCGATTTTCATGGGAATGGGAACGCAGCAGCGTCGTTGACGTCTTTCTTCATTTCCCATTGCGGGTCCATGGTGTCGACGCCGTTGCCGCAGAAGACGTCGAAGTTGCTTGCGAGGACAACGGCCTCTTTCGAGCTTTGACCACACGCCATTGCCGCCATTGCGAAATCGCGACCGCTACCCATTGCCATATACGGTTCCACGATGAAGTCTGGCATCGTTTGAGGACCGTCGCAGTACAAATAAAGCTCACGATCGGTAGTTGCGAACAAAGCGTCCGCATGCTGGTCCAGGTCCGTCGAGCCTGGAGGGAAGTTCGCCAAATCCGCCCCCTTCATGAACCAATCCAGCAAGACCAAAGCGCGCATACGACTACCACTGAATGCCACCACGCCGCCCGGTACTTTGTGGATTTTAGTCACGGTGCGGGGCATACCATTTGCCACCGCACGTTTATCAGCCGAAAGGGTTTTACCATCCCATGCAATAACTGTCATAATTTTACCTCATTGTAGTTGAAGAGTGCTGCAAACGGACCCTGCGGCCAACGATTGCACACTTCGTTGATGAATTTGTTGGTACGACGCAGGGAACCGGCACCGGGCTCCCTGCCAAAAGTTTCGGCGGTGCCAACTTCTGTGTACACCGTTGGTGGAACAAAGTTTGGATCGGTTGGACCGGGTACGTCTGGACCTTCACCATAAGACCAGACTGCAATGTAGGGCCCGTGACCGTTCTGAGGGCGCACCCAGCCGCTAACGTACAACTTGGACTGCCCGCGAAGTTCCTTCAACCGCGACCGAACGGCTGAACGACCCACGCCAAGTTTTGCAGCCAATTCGTTCAGCGTCCCGGGCATGTGGGCAATTACTTGGTCGTGGGTGAGGCGGTTGATGCCTTTGCGAGCGTTAAGCATTAGAAGCTCCAGTCCTTGGTACAGATGTCCAGCGCTTCTGCTGGCGTGAACCCTTGCGCAATAGCTGCATCGTAACGGGCTTTGCAGATGCGCGCCTTATACCCAATTACTTCAACTTGCATGTCGAAGCCGTCGTTTAAGCTTTTGAGCGCATGCGCCTGCGTTGCACCAACCTTATTGACGCTGGTCAGCGCGTTGTTTGGAGTTTTCGGTTCGTTGTTCATTTTATTCTTTCGGGAACGACAGTTTGAGGGATTCGAGCAGTAGGGCTGAGACGCCTGCGTCGCCGTAGTGCTTGAGGAAACGGTCGAGGTCTACGCTGGCAGACGCGACCTTGTTGTAGTAGTCGGCACCTTGAGCCCGAACGTAGCCGAGCATATCCACGTAGCTCTGACGAGTGGCTGCAAGTTGCGGACCAAGATCCACCAACGGCTCGCGGCCCGTGGTCTTTTGTGCGTGTTCTTCGATCGGGGACATTACAAACCCTTTCCGCCGCGACGCAGGTGACGCTTGCGCTGCCTGATGTAGATTGGCAGGAACAGCAAAAGGATGAAGGCGTCGAACAGCAGTTCAAGGATGTCCAGGCGCAGTACGTCAAAGAAGATGTTGAGCAGTGCAAGCACGCAGATGAACAACACGAAATAGCGGTGGCGCACCGCCTTCCAGATGAGTTTAACGCAGTCCATTTTACTTCCGATCGTAAAGGATTTTAACGCAGCGGTCGATGTTTTTGATCTTTACGATCTTGTCGCCGCCGTTCTTTTCGCAGGTCAGCTCGTCCTCGATGAAATTGCCGCGCTGGGACATGACAAACCAGACCACAAGCGCAAGAACCAACAGCGACAGGAGGATTTCCGCACCCTGCCCCCATTCGGATTCAGGACGTTCTTTTTTAATTGACATATTGTTCGATTGGTTGCGTTGAAAAAGACCCGTCGTAGGTGTCGATGTCTACTTCGGGGATATTGCTGTACGGGAGGTACTGCACCGGAGCCGTGCCCAGCGGGTAAGCCCAGGCTGCAAAATACTCTCCCGGTTGACCACACCAGCGGCCCAGCACGCTCACGCCACAAACCGTCAACAGTTGTAGATCGTATTGTTGCTGCGCTTCTGTGGGCGCTTCGAAATTCCAGTTTGTGGTGATCGTGTTCATGGTTCCGCCAATTATTGCACTTGGTCCCGTACCCAGCCCGGATATGGGAGGGGTGTGACTTCTTTACCCAAAGCGCGCTCGACATCCGCGCCAGTGGTGGACGTCGGCACAGCAGCGCACGGACCGTCGTGACCTTCGGTGCGGGTGCACATCCAGCCCGGTGGCGGCACGTTGCAGGCGGTCGGCATGTGGGTGAAGTCCACCTTTACGCTCGAAGCTTTCGCTGTCTTGTCTTCGTAGATTTCGCCGACGGCGTCCATACTTGTCATTTTGACGTTGCTGAGATTCAGCGAGCCGTTTTCGCAGATCTGGAAGACACCGAAGTCCAGCGGTAATTGCGTATGGTCAACGCTTGCGGGCGCCAGCATGTCGCGTACCTTGAACATATCACCTTGCTGGCAGGCGTCTTTCAGCGCCAGCAGCTTGTCGTGGTAACCATCTTGCATCGCTTTGCTGATGCGCAGGTCGCATTCCAGGGTACTGATCCGAGCGTAAGCGTGCTTCAGCTCGGTACGCATTTTGTCGATGCGTCCGTGAAGGCTGTTAATTTCGCCCTGCTTTGCTTCTTCGATCAGTTTAGCAATCGTTTCGTTATCCAGAGTGACCTGGATTGGTACGGACAGGGTTTTGACAGCCTTGTTACCCGAACCCTCGCCGAGCTTCTTGTTAGCACGTTGCAGCGCGTCGATGCTGTTACGGTGGATGCTAATCACCGAGTTTTTGATGGCGGATACGAAACCGCCGCCGACGAGTGCGCCACCAACGACGCACAGGGTTGCTTGAATCAGTTCCATTTATTAATCCTCGAAGATGTTACAACGAACAGCAGGGGAACCGTCCTTGCCGGAACGGAACTGGAAGAACTTCAAACCCATTGCGGCAACATGGGTGCGGCAGACGCCGACCAGCGCAGCATCCGCGGCCTGCGTTTGGACGTGGTCAGTGGCTTTATGCCAGGTGTTTGGAATACCGATGCAGCGTGCGATCAGTTCCAGCGCCAGGCGGGTAGTAGTACCGACACCGCGCGTATCGCTGCACATCGGGTAGAGACGATTCTTGCGTTGCTTGTCTTTGGGCTTGTCGGCAGCGCGATCGAACGGCTGGCTCCAGTGGGTAAGCTTTTTGTGGTCGGTCATAATTTCACCAGATACTCGAAGGTCCATTCGGACGGGTTACCGAGCAAACCAGCCCGGCTTGGATGTGGGTCGAACACGATTTCGCCGTCTTTGCCGACAACGGAGTGGAACAAACCTGCACCGCGAGGCGACGGGCCACCGATCAGATGGTAGCCTTCCATGTCGACCGCATAGGTTGGATCGTGACCGTCGGTGCGGAAGATCATACCAAGGCTGCGTGCGTCCAGGAAATTGAACACAGCATCCCAAAACTCTTCATTCTTGGTGTCCAGCTTTGCAAGGAAGTGCGGCACGTCCGCAATCGGCAGGTCCAGAACCGAAGCGATGGTTGCACGCATGCAGTCACCGTTTTGCACGCCCGGGATGTTGACGAACTCTTGGTCTTGGGGTGTCATGGTTCGAACCTGATGAAGTGGATCTTGGTTTTGCCGTTTGCACCGACACGGAACTGTGGGCAGCAGATATCGTCCAGGACATCGATAGCCTTGGCCCAGATTGCTTCACCCTTCGGCGTGCGTTCCGCTTCGCAGTCCTTGCCCGGGTTGCGCAGTGCCGTCGCAATATATTCGAACACTGCTGCGTCGCTTGGTTGGAAGTGCATGGCTTATTCCGTGTACAGGTTGAAGCGGAGCCAGAGGTTACCAGCAGCTTCTTGACCACACTCAAAGAACTGCATCTCGGTCTGCGCGATGATCTGCATGATGCGGTCGCGGAGCATGCGGTTCACGATTGGTGCTTTACCGACACCTTCCATCGTCGCATGGTCGATGATCATCAGCTTCTTGTTGGGTTGCTGCATTGCTTTAGCGATCATCATAAACGCTTGGGCTTGCGTCTTGCCGGTGAGGCGGTCGCTCGCAACGTTGCGCATGTCGTAGTTCGCGCCGAGCAGTTGGAACAGTTGGTTCTGTTTGGTCATGGGATCATGTATCCAGAGGGTTAAGGGGTGCAACAGGGACAACTGTACAGGGGAAATGCGGTTATGCAAAGGAATATTTTACGGGGTGGAATTTGGACTGATCGTGGTGTAACTATCGGGTCCGAGATACGGAATTTTCGGTGGGGTATTTTTTCCGCAAATGGGTAATGTTGAGGTGAAAAAGGGAAGGGGGTGGGTCTAGTGGAACAGATAGAGGATGGGATTGGAGGGCAGTGATGGTTCTAGATAGGGAACTTTGGATTTTTTACCTAAAATATCACCCCATAGCCTAATATATAGGCATCCGCCCCGATTTACTTACGGCCACTATGTTCCACGCGTTCCACGCACCCTACAGCGCACGCGCGCACAGCACCCTCCTGCCCCACGCGCAAATTGTTCCACGCGCGCCTACCCCTGTTCCACGCGGTTTAAACCGCATACCTGCTGCCAGGGTGCGCCAGGGTGCACCAGGCACCCCAGCCGCAGCCCCATAGGTTTTAGCTATGTGTTCCAGTTTGCCCGATAGTTATATACAATCTGCCAAGGTGCACAACCGTGTATAGTTACACCTATGCGCTGCACACAACGCTGCACGCAGTACCCCGCAAGGGGTGCGCTGTACCCTTGCTTTTTAACAACATAGCAGCTTACTACTAAGCAACATTACTATATAGCAATAATGCTGTATAGCAACATACTTTACTATAGGTAAACATTATGCAAAACGCTAAATTCGGTAATACCAAAAACGCAATCGCACGTATGCAAGCACGCATTGCAGCTGTACAAGCACTGCGCAGCAGCAAGCACGCTGCTCGGGTTGCAGCACGCAACCAACAAGCGTTTACCCTGCAAATGCAGCAGCTAGCAGCACAGTACAACGTTGCACCCGAGCAGCTTAAAGCAATGCTTGGTGCTACCGACCGTGCAGCACGCGCTAACAGTGCAACTGCTAACCCTAGCACCGAACTGGTAACGGTTAACGGTGTTAGTTACAAACCATGCGCAGCAGTGCACGCACTGTGCGATTGGTTGGTTAGCACCGAACCAAACGCAACCCGTAAGCAAATGTTGGAGTTGTGCAAGGATAATGGCATTAACGCAAGTACTGCTGCAACGCAGGTCGGTTTGTACCGTGCACGCGCTAAAGCAGCAGCAGACGCAGCACAGTAATGCAGCAGCACCCCGAACAGGGGTGCGCTTGCTAGTGTACCTTGGCAACAGGGTGCACCACCAAGCAACAACGTAGCAGATACAAGGTACGCAAGGCGCCCTACCCCTCGCTGGGTAGCATCGCTGACCAGCACACCAATGGGTGTGAACAATTAGTAAGCTCTTTAACAATCTATAAGCTCTGCTCCCACGTTTACACCTTCACGAATAGGGTGTGGGATGACAGGCAACCCCCATGAGTAACCGCGTGCGTGTATGAGCCCGGGACCAAGGATTAAAAGCCGCATGGGGGAAAATATATTCAGTGGTCCGACCTAACCTGAGTAACAGCTAGTACCTTATCACGAGAAGGTTAGTCAGCATGGTCGGGGTGTGCCCGCGTGACAGGCGGCATACTTATGTTCACTACCAAGTGCACATAAGTTGATAACCACACTAACAGGGGAATTAATCATGGCATACAACGCTAATATCGAGCAACTTGCAGTCGACATCAAAAGCTTGACCGATACCGACCTGCAATACCTCGTCAGCTTGCTCAGCAGCGACAGTGACATGGAGGACGACGTCCGCGAGTCAAGCTGCATGGGTGCAATGGCTTACGCATACCGTACCAGCCGTGCAGTCATCGCTCAGCGCGACTTCAACCTGCGCGAGCAGGCAGCGATGGATGACGCGAACTACAAATGGTAGAGTAATTTACTAGCTTGCCGTGGCAGGCTAGTGAGTGCACTCTGCACTAAACCAACTAACAGGAGTAATTCATGGCAAAGTATAAGATTTCTTACACCCTCAACGGTGCACCACGGAGCAAGGCTGTTTCAGCTGAAAGCGACGGAGAAGCTTGGGAGCTAGCTGAAGAAATAGCTGACCAGTTTGACGACTGTGAAATCATAAGCGTTGTCGAACAGTAAGAGTAATTTAGTAGCCTATTCACGAGTAGGTTACTGAGTGCGCTCTTGCACTAAAACAACAACATAGGGAGTAACTCATGAAAATGATTAAATTCGGTCTTATCCTCACCTTCACGCTTAACACCGTACTGCTTGGCGCTTTTGACCGCTGGGCTAAGTCCGGTGATGGTTTGGAGTGGTACGGTTTGCTGATGGAAGTTGCAGTGAGTCTTGCAATGTTGGCAAACTTGCTGTCCGCTTCCATGGTGGCAATTTTGCATGCGGAGGGCAAGTGACCCTCTACATCACTCTGCTCGGGTACGTTGTACCTGCAATCGCAATCACGTACTTCGTCAAAACCATCATTAACGACCTGTGAAAGTAATTTGTAAGCCTGGCGCGCTAGGCTTGCGAGTGCACTTTCCCGCACTATCACAACATAAAGGTAATACTATGAACACCATCACCACCCACGCAGCATACATCGCTCACCTCGTTTCTAACGGTCGTCACGCAGGCCTTGCCAAAGCAATGGTCACCGAGTTCTTCTGGTCAAGCATTAACGGACCAGAAAACGACCTGTTGTATTCGGGTAGCGACGAGGAAACGCCATGCAGCCTCGAGCCAGCGCAAGCACTTGCCGAATTCGATGCAATTGTTCATGATTACAACGCTGCTGTAACCGAGGATGGCATCATGTTCGACGGTGAACTTATGTTCGACCTCGACGGTGAGTATGCCACAAGCGGCTCAGGCAACGCATCGATCGTTCGTGGCTACGAGAACGGCGGTAACTTCAACTAAGAGCAATTTACTACCTCAGCGTGCTGGGGTAGTGAGTGCGCTCTTGCACTATCACAACATAAGGATTCACATGTACACAATTATCGCCTTGATTGAAGTTTGCCATGAAGTAGTCTTCACCCGCGACGGGTTGTACCTCGTCACCACCATCGTGGACCACTTCAACAAGCGCACCATCCAAATTGCAGAGGAGATCTAATCATGCGTCATCCAATCGACTTTCAAGCTTCGCATGCTCAGATTAAAGAAGACCCTGAGTACGCAATCGAAGTGCTTGTTCACTATGTGCCGTTCAACCTGCACATGATGATTAACGAATTCATGGACGAGTTCGTACAAAAGCATTCATTCCAGGTGTACACGGCCAGCCCACTCGTTGGTCAGTTCTTCATGTGGTTGAAGGACACCCACAAAGATTAAAGCTCTAGCTAAGTGGTCTTCACGGGCCACTTGACGAGCGCTTTGCTCGCTAACAAAGGAACTAAAATGACTAAGATTGAATTAACGCAGTTCAAACAGACCAACCTGCGCGATGTTCTTGAACGTGCACAGGAACTCTTGGTGAGTCTTGCAACCATCTGCAACGACAACAAGAGCCGAATCCAAATCGCTGAAAAGATGCTGAAGCAAGTTGACCCAGGCGATGACTGGGAGCGGGTTGCTTGGTCGCTGGTCAACATCGAGTTGGTTGAGCGGATTATTCGTGAAGAGGACGCAAGCCTTCTGAAGTATCCTGAAGACTGGGATGGCGGCATCAACGTTGGGACGAAGGAGTAATTCATGATTAAGCTGATCCCGCTCCCAAAGACGCCGAAGGTTCGCGTCAACCTGCACCTCGAGGAAGGTGTGGTCGCCCACTTCAAGCATGTCGCTGAGCTTGAAGAACGCCCATACCAGCCACTCATTAACAAGGTGCTTCGCGAGTATATCGAGTCGCTGCCGCCTGAGCAACGTTATCACAATCGCTGAGGTGCTGATGTGTTTTGGGACTACGTTCTAGCAGTCATTGCACTGTGTTTGATCCCACCCGCCGTCGTATTCCTGATTCTTTGGTGGTTTGGCGACGACTTTTAATTAGGAGAGCGAAATGAGTAAACCCCTCACGATTGAACAAGAAATCCACGCTCGCATCAAACGGACCGAGCTTTTCGCAGCAATGAGGTCTTCAGGTAATTACGAAGACGATCTTGCAATTATCGACATCATTCTCGAAATGCGCGAGCGTGCCCGCAACGGGGGTGACCCCGAAGAACTCTTATACGAAGAGGGCTTTGAACCCGACTACGTATTTGACCTTATTGACTAAAGCTCTAGCTCATGACCACACTACCACGGTGCGGTCATGGTCGAGCGCTTTGCTCGTAATAGAAAGGACATTGTATGCTGCAATACAGAAAGGCGCTGATTGATTTCAGCCACGAGTACTTCCATCAGTACATCGATGAATTCCTTGCGGGATACAGCATCCCAGCAGGTATGACCTATCCTCAACTTGTCCACCAGTTCGCTGAGTGGTGCGAGTCTTGCGGCTTTTGGGAGGTTTAACCATGAAGTTCGAATTCAAAAGCTCGAACGGCCAACTCATGATGAGTATTGAGTCCCCGAACACTAAGTTCGCCAAGCTGGTCAAGCAAATGTTCATTAACGAAATGAAAGACATTCACGGACCAGGCTTCAACATGTCCGTCTCCACTCCTATCGAGGGTGGGACGTTCGAGCAATACAGCCACGGTATCGAGTGCCGGGTATCATAAAGTAATCTCCTAGCTCGTTCTGCGGGCTAGTGGATGCACTTTAAATATGTGTATGCACTTTTGCTTTTGCCATGGTATAATAACCGTGTTGTTCAATTTCACGACAAGGATAAACCATGAGCAAGCGTCACGACATAAGCGGTCAAAAGTTTAATCAACTCACTGTAACGAGTTTCTCGCACACAAGCCCAACAAGGCGTGCGATGTGGAATTGTGTCTGTGATTGTGGAGGCACAACAGTTGTGTCACTGCAAAACCTGCGCAATGAAAAGGTCAAAACTTGCGGGTGCATATTCACGTACCTCTGCCAAGATGAGATCTATGGTGTTTGGAGGGGTATGATTCAACGCTGTACCAATCCAAACTCTGAAGGTTGGAAGCATTATGGTGGTCGAGGGATTACTGTCTGCGAACGATGGAAGTTGTTTAAGAACTTTCATGAAGATATGAGCCCGCGCCCTAGTCCCGAGTACCAGTTGGACCGCAAGAACAATGACGAAGGGTACTCAAAAGACAATTGTCATTGGATTACAGGCCTTGAGAACATTCAAAAGGCACACGCAATTAAACGAAGTAAATCTTAACAACGTAAAGGACAGACTAATCATGAATAATCAGAACGCCCCGCAAACCGGTCAAGTATTCACCGGCGCAGGCATCGACTACTACCGCTTGACCACACTCAAGCATGCTCTGAAACTGGAGTCCAAAGGCTTGAAGTCACGCGGAGGAGCACTTCGTCCGCAGTGGCATGCGCAACTTGGCCTTCGTTCACGTGACTCTTACCTCGTTTTCGTGAACAGGATCATTGACTTGCAGAACGAGTATCTCAAAGCTAATGGAACACCAGCTGAAAAGCTCATTCCACATCTGGAGTCATTATAAGACGCAGAGTCGACGCCAAAATAAATTGTAACAGTTCCGTCCAATTGCGCGCAAACAAGCCCACAGCACCGAAAATCGGTTAAACTGGGCGTGTTGGTGCAGTAATTAGCGGGGTTTTGGGGGGTTTTTGGGTGCGGGTGCGCCCTACCCCCTAACCTAGTGCGCAAAACAGCGCCTAGGGTGCTTGCCGTGCGCGGCAGCTACCTTGCGGGTTACATGGTAAGTCCCCACGTTGCAGCTGCAAGGGGGTTTACCGGGTAATCTTGCCCAAGTTCTTTCACAATCTAAGGAGAAACACCATGGCACAAGCTCAAACCTCCGCAGCTCCTGGCAAAACCAAAGCTGCGCCACGCGCATCCCGCGCAAAGAAACCGCAAGCTGAGCAAGTCGTGCAGACGACTGGCAATGCAACGGGCCCTGGCGGCAAGAACATGCCAGAAGTCACCGCGCAGAACCAGAACCCGCCTGAAATCACGCAAGAGCAGCGTCAAGGTGAACGTCGTCAGCAACAGCAGAGCGCAATCGCGCGCTTTGCCAACCAGTCGATGGACACCCCGGCAGCTCACAACGTGCCTGAAGTCACGGACGAACAGCGTAAGCTGATCGCCTTCCAGGAGCAGATGCGCATCACCGCTGAGCAGTTCGGTGTGCAGCTTCCGCCAAACCTCGAAGACGTGCTCAACGGCAAGGTTGAACAGCCGCAAGCTCAAGGCGCGCAGGGTGCACAACGTGCTCCGCGCAACGCTGACAGCCAGAACGGTGTCACGCGCCCTGCCAAGGGTACGAAGACCGGTCAGGTGTGGGACGCAGCCGACGCAATCTCGACCAGCAAGAACGGCCAACCGGCCACGATTGCTGAAGTCAAAGAGAAGTTGGCTGGTAGCGTCAACGACGCCACGACCCGCACGCAGTATTCGCGGTGGCGTAACTACCACGGCATCAAAGGCCGGCTCGATGCTCAACCTCAGCAGCAACAAGCTGCCAGTCCTGAAGGACGTGACGAGGGTATCGAGAAAGCCTTCGGTCGTCGCAAGGACGATGTCGACCGTCGCCAAGCTGAACCAGCTGCACAGTAATACAATTTCAACCCCGCCCTGAACCAGCGGGGTTTTTTATTGGCAAAACTTTAGGAGTTAATCATGATGAGTGGTGAAAAGCTTTACGCACTCTACGAAGAGGGGAACTCCACGTTGAACAATTGTATCGTCGACACTTGGGAGCAGTTATCAACTGACGACAAAGCTGTTTGGGAGCGCATGGCAGAAGATATCAACGACCATACGCAACGTGCCATTACCGACGTATTCACCTAACCACACTGACGAGACCTCAATGGTCGAAACCGCTTCGGCGGTCTGTGGTATGTGCCACGAGTAACAGAAAGGAAGTAAGATGGCAAAGATGTTTATGACAATCAAAACGGTCTATCATATTCGAGGTAAGTCTCCGAAAGTTAACCGTTCATACAACGCAAACAGAGCAGTCATGCAATGCGTCGCTCACATGCAAATCAACCACTACGGAGCACACGTTGCTGAAGTGTACGATGATGGCACAGGTGAACTGCATGCACAGGTCAAGCGCAAAGCAGACGGTTCGTTGCACATTCACTTCCAACGTGACCCGCAGAACTTCGAAACCAAGTACGCCATGTCCCATCTTTTAGGCCTTTAAGGAGTTAGCCATGAATAGTCAGATCCCGAGCAACTATACCTGCATGATTGACGAGTACCAGCGCAAGCTGATGCACGACGTGTTCCAGGCTGTGCTCCTGCGCGACGATATGCGTGCACACTTAACCACACTAGAAGGATCCTTCGCGGACAACGCTCTGGAGGAACTGGAGATACTGCGTGACATGCTTAAGGATCTTCCCGAGCAAGAACAAAAGAGCCCAGGCGTAACTCACGGGCTGTGCCTGTAGTAATCACGAAGGGCTGAGTAGAGCCCTTTTATTTTAATGAGGAGGTAATCGTGAATAGTCTTGATCGGAGAATCGTACGTAGTCGTAATAAGCGAGAGGGTTGCTACTACGACCGACCTATTTGGTGGAAATACAAAAATGGTCCAAACCGTAAGAAACGGAACGAGTTAAAGCTGGTGCAACGCGGGAAGAAGTTTAGTACCACTCGGACCAAGAAAGTTTAACCACACTGACGAGCGCTAGTGCGCGAAACCGTGGCACGGAATATTGTGCGCGGTCTGTGGTAGAAGTGAACAGTTTGCTGTTATTTGGGTTAGTATATGACAAATAATGGGTGCTTACCCTATGTAAACGTACTATAAATTAAGTAAAAAAGAAGATTATATATAGTATAGGTAGGAACACCCACCCTCCCGGGATGGTTTCGCAGCCCCAACACCACCCACAAATAACGCTAAAGCATAACTTGCTCGTTATTATGGCAATTAACTGTATATACTACCCTACCCCCGGCTGTTGTTTATTGCGTTAGCCCTGTTTCAGCACTATACAGGGGAGGGGTAGGGTGTTATATTAGTGGTTTCCCCACCACGCAAGGATCACCATGCCCCCGATTCAACTACTTAACCATGTCAATCTTGAAACAGCTTACCTGCTGCCTGATTTCCCATACAGCTTCGGGACCAAAACGAAAGCTCGCTATTGGATTGAAACCCGCCAAGCATACGGGCAGCGGCTGTACACACAGTTCTGCGCACCTCGTTCGGAAAGCTGGTACAAGCCGAAGCCAAGCCTGTACAGCGACATCATTGTGATGACGGTGGACACCAATGGCTATGACGCTGGCTTAGTTGTCCCGCACTTTATCGACGTGCAATCATTAAACGCAGAGCAGCTCAAGCAGTTTGCGGAATATTTCGTCCTAACCCCTTTCCAAAAGGATCGTGTGATGAAGGGTCTTGCCCGGAACAATGTCCACTATGCCCCAAAGTGGCGCAACAGTGAGGGGCTTAACCTGCGCTTGCATATGATGGCTGAAACTAAACCAACTGCGTTGGAGCAAGTCACTAGAGGGGTAAACAGTGTGGGTATCACAACACAGTCTGCGGAGGATGCGCTCAAGGAACAACGTCGCCGCGAACGGGAAGCTAAGACCATTATCAACACGCCCACCCCGGTCGCAAGGATGCCTAATGCAGACGCTGACGATACGACGGGCATGACCCCAGAGCAAATCGCTGTTTACAACGACCTGATGGGGAAGAGCTGATGACCTTCGACTTTATGAGCCTACCGCGCTCCGTCCAATCGGACGTCAAACCAATTGCTGAGCTCCAAGTGTACCATGTGGATGCACAGCTGGACGATGACCACACTTGGCCGGTTCTGTACCGCGCTCACTCACGCGTGGAATTCGCAGACTACTACGTCAGCGCTTCAGTCTGGTTTGCAGCTTACCGCATCCTGGACTACACGCCGTGTGGCGTTTGGATTTCGCAAGGTGTGCAGAAGCGCAAGTTCGTCAATCTCAAAGCTGTTAAGCAATGGGCTTACCTTACTAAGGAAGAAGCCCTGCACAGCCTGAACCGGCGTAAGCAAATGCACGTTCGCCATCTTACACACGAACTTGCAGCGGCCGAGGCCCTTGCAGACTACGTTCAGCGCACGATGGAGCATAACAAATGACACAGCAATACGATAAGCCCGTCACCCGGCATTTGTCGGTAACGGGTATTTCGAAGAAGATGTATTCAACCAGATGTACGAAGATTTAGCTCCCGAGAAAGGAAGATAATGGACTATAAATACCTCACATTCAAAACCGAGCGTTCTAGGATCCGCATAGCTAGGATTCTGAAGCTACTGGAAACTCCCATGACCCGCGACAAGCTGGAGGAATGTGGTTATATGAGCAAGACAACAGCGATTTACTGTCTACGTCATTTGCGAGAATGTACGCCGCCGAAAATCTTCATCAGTGGCTACGAAGAACGTTTTCAAAACAGGCCTGCGCCGGTCTATTCATTAGGTGCGGGTCCGGACGTTCAACCGCCACGGAAGGTTGCATGAACAAATGGCGCTGCCGCTATTGCGGTGTATGGAACCGACCAACCGCTGTCATTTGCTGGTGCAGGAGGAAAATTAATGAGCGAACCTAAAGCGTACGACTACGTGATTGCCGCTGCTAAACTGGCTGCTCGCGATATGAAGCGTCTGAAAGCAAAGCCGCACATTGTCCAGATTCGTGATTTGGGTGGTACAGTTTTTTATGCGGTTTATAGGAACCGAAATGCTGTTCGTTTGATAGGTTACGTCAACAGCTTGGACCAGCTAACGCAAAATTGGGCCTACATAACGCGGATGCCCTAATAGCTGGAAATAAATTAAATTTCAGCCAATGCACTGTGGTATAATACTTACAGTGCATTTACGGAAGTTTATCAAAATACTAGAGGGTTACATGTTCAACAGTCCAGAACGACTCAAGCGTCTCGATGAGACTTGCATGCTCTGCGCCCAAAGGTTCGGAGATCATAGCGTCCACAACGAGTGCCCTACGATGAAGGAACGTAAGATCGTTCGGCACCATTTTGAAACCACCTTGTTCCGCGGAACGGGTCATTACAGGGAGCGACTGAAAGAATGACGTACAAGACAGTAATCTGTGAAAACTTAGACTGCCGAAAGCAGTTTAAAGCACGCCTTGCGGACATTGCGCGGGGCTGGGGTCGTTTCTGCTGCAAAAGCTGTAAAGCTGCTGTACAGTCCCGTAACGGGGGTAAGCTACCAGCACTGCCCAAGCGGGGTAAACGCGCAGCACAACCCCGTAGGTTGCAACCAAAGGACCGTCCGCGCTACGCTACAACGCAACCTAAGCGCCCCGTAAACCATTGGGAAGTTGAGCATCAGCGGGCAAAAGACAATTTTGATGAGTACGATCGTATTTGCGCTGAGGAGGACCAGCAATGAAGCCTTCCGGTGCACTTATCTTCGTCCGTACGACAAAGACCTACAACGTTGAAATGCCCTTGTACAGGCTGTACACCAAGTCTGGTTCAGCTGCTGGCGTTTACGCAAGTCACAGCGACGCTGCACGCTTCGCAGCTAAAAGCAATCTCGTGCATGTAGGTCCACAATGAACCGTATCTGCAAAGTTTGCGGTCAACCCAAGGGCCTACCCATTCACACCGCTTGCAGTAGACAACTCAAAGCGGTCAAACGCTTAGCAGCTATTGCTAAGAAACAATCAGGTCTTAAATAGGAGGTATAATGAAGTACAAAGCATTTTACAAATGTCGCTGGTGTCAGGGGGTTTTTAGCTATAGTGTGCCTGAAAACCACCGTAACAATCCGGTCGGTCTCACCATGCAACATTCGATGGTGACAACGCATAAGTGCGACGACATCCGAACAGGAATCGCTGACCTCATAGGCGTTAAGACGGAGAACTTAAATGATTAACGCAACCAACTTCAAAACCCTCGACCTCAAGAAAGTAATTGAGCGCGCCAACGAAATCCTGTGCTGTCTGCCACTGCTTGATCCGCATGTGGCCTACGGTCTTGAGATTGCTGAAGGTCGTTTGACCGGGCAAGACATTGTATCTCGTCACGAACCGCTGGACCTGTGGGAGAAGCTGGCGTGGCAAATGGTTTACGCAGAGCTTCGAGAGCAATGCATTCGTGACGGTGACCCGAGCGTTGAAAAGCGCCCAGTCAATTGGAATGGTGGTTTGACCTAAGTACCAGCCACAGCGTCGTGACAGGGCGCTGTAACGGGTGCTTTACCCGACAACAGAGGAGAATGAGATGGTAAACGTTTTAATCACCACGACGATGATGGATGTTTTTGACGGTGTAAGCTGTTCGGTCCACACCGTCGTGGTCCCTTGCAATTCGATGGAGGAGGCGCGCAGGGTTGCAGAGAAGGTCAATGACGCGCAGAACACACGAGGTGAATTGAAATTGGGTGGTGCCGCAAAATACCTCCAAACTGCAATGGTGCTCGCATGAACATCGACCAACTTCGCGCCTGGCACATGGCTCGTGCTGCAACATACCGCCAGTCGGCGGACAACACTGCCAAGTTACCCCACGCAAACGAACCACGCCAGCGCAGTGTAATCAAACGCGCCCACGAGAACGCTAACTTTCACGTTAAATGTGTGGCGGCAATCGACGAGGTTCTTGAAGAACTGGAACCTGTGGCATGAACCGCCGTTTTGAAACCATCGAAGCAGCTGTCTTACACATGCAGGCCGCTTATGCAAAGTTGAGTCCAAGTGTGGTCACCTGGCACGTGCTTGAGCCCGAAGATAAACCTCAAGCACTATTGTTCATCTCTCAGCATTTCGTAAAGCTTGCAGATTGTGAAGAGATCTACACCGCATGGGTGACTTATGCCTTCGCACTCGGGGACATGGAGGTTGTATTCGAGCAAACACCCTACCACACCGGATCCCCGGATCGACCCCACTAGACGCCTTAACGGGTGTATAATGGGGGTTGCAGTACACCCCGTTACCTTAACAATTTAGGAGTAGTAAATGGATATGCGAGTGCGCGAAAAGACGGACACCGATCGCCAAAACGACATCAACCGTCTTTCGCACCAAGAAATGGCGGAAATCATGCATTTCACGCCGAATAACCACACTTACCGCACTGGCCCATACCGCGCCATGTTCGACGCACGATTCAAGCGGCTGGGTGGTATGACCAAAGAACTGAAAAAAGAACTTGCAGCCTACTGATGAGCTCGTAAGAGCGAAACCGCCGAGAGGCGGTCTAGGCTTAATAACAAGTCTAACTAAACCGGAGGTTATTATGTTTGGAGGAGCCAATAAGTCGGACAACATGCGCCTGGAAATGGCAATTGCTGCGGCTTTAAAGAAAGAAGCACAGGAAAAGATTGCAGCAGGTATTGAACCTGAAGTCCCACGTGAGAAGATCATTTGGAGTGCAACCTTTCCGGCATTACCGAAAATGAAGCCAATCCAGAGCGACGATCCTGTTCTGTTCAAACAGACCATTGATAAACTGCGTGCGCAACTTCCTGGAACGACGATTAACATCTACGAAATCCGCGGGCTGTAATATGTCAAAAGTTATTGCAAGAGAGGTGCAGCAACGCCTCCATAAATTTGAACGTTGGTTGAAGTCACGTGGTGCCGAAATTCTTATAAACACCAACCAATACGAGTTAATCCGTTTTCGCGGAACCAAAGGTACGTCCATTGTTTACCGCAAGGACAACCTTGATGCGGCTGCAAGCTTTTTCAACGAAGCTGAAGATGCTTGGTGCAACTATTTGGTGAACGGTCCGTGGCGTGCTATTTTGCCCACACCAAGGCAAGCCGGTCACCGCAATGGCGTCGAAATGCGCACCATCCGCGCACGCGACGGTAACGATTGCTTCTTTTGCTGTGAATACGTTACTGAGCACTCTGCAACAATCGAGCATCTTGTTGCTCTTGGTCAGGGTGGACCGCAGCACATCAGCAACAAGTTCCTAGCCCACGGCGAGTGCAACATGCGCGCAGGTAACATTAGCGCACCGGAAAAGATTAAGATACACACTGACGCGCTTTTGCGCAAGAACGGAAGGAAGGTTTATGAACCAAGCTGAAGGTATCGAGAAGCTCGAAGATGCCACTATTAACCGAGCTCTCGAAATTTTGCACGGACGTATGAAGAAGCGCGGTCCGCTCATGTGCAGTCCGGAGCTTATGTATGACTTCATTAAACTTAAGACCGGAAACCTGGAACACGAGGTGTTCGGTGCAATTTTGATGGACACTAGTGGGTGTTATATCACGCACGAAATCCTGTTCCGTGGTACGTTGCGCGAGACACCTATCCCGGCGCGTGAAGTTATCAAGTTTGCGCTACATCACAACGCGTGCATGATGGTGGTGTTTCACAATCATCCTAGCGGAAGTACCAGCCCAAGCCCCGCCGACATTAAGTTCACAGCGGTGCTGGCAAAAATTCTCAAGTACGTAGACGTACAATTGGTTGACCACATTATCGTTGCAGGCGACCAGTACGTGTCGTTTGCAGAAACCGGCATTATGCCACAACCGGAGGCAGGTTAAATAATGCGAGTTATCACCCTGTTACCGCTCAGCAAACGCGCTAAACAGCTTATTAAGCAACACGGTGAACGTTGGGAAGTCGTGCGCAAGCAGAACCAAGTGCTCTTTAATCTTGCACCCGGACCGTGGCTGTTAGTTCAGCCGCTCAGCGAAGAACGTGCACCTGCGAACGACATGCGTGCGGCTCGAGTAGAAACCGCTTCGCGTTGGGTGCATGAGTTTAATGACACTGAATTTAAAGTAGCGCCTTAACCAGAAAGGATGAGTATGAACAACGACAAATGCGCCCACTGTGGCGCCAAGGCTGGCGAACCAGCATGCGACTGGATTGAATGCAACGGTCATTCCCCGCAGATAGCGGAGAAGGTGGAGCTGCCGAGCATCGACACGCCTGAATTCCAAGCGCTGGTCGAGGGCTGGCGCAAATACCCATACGGCACACGAGAATTCTTGATCGCATGGGCCGCGATCATCGCTCATGTAGACCACGCTATCGCCGCATCCCGCCGTGCCGAGCTAACTTACACCGTCGATGGTGTCGTCATGTCGCCGTTGGAATATATTGACTACCTGCATGACAAGATCGACACCCCTGCACCTGCCAGCGCAGGGCAAGCCGCCCCGGCCCTGCCCGAGCAGGACGCCAGGGCTGCATTCAAATCGGCGTTCTTGTCATGGAACGGGCTCCATACCGACGCAGAGCTAGAAAAGGAATGGGCGCGCGGGACGTTGGCTGGTGAAATGTTCCGTGCTGGTCTCGCCGCCCAGCCTGCCGAGGTCAGCGCAGGGCAAACCGGTCAGGTGGCGATTCCGCGCATTCCAACTGAAGCGATGTTGGACGCAGCCCGCGATTGGTCGGTGAATAAGTACAGCCAAGGTATCGGCAACGACGCCGCCATCGGCTGCTGGCAAGCGATGTACGACGCCACCGAGCGCGCAGCGGCACAGGGCGAGAAAGCACCCGCCACCAGCGCAGGCAATCAGGGCCATACGCCTGGGCCATGGGCGGTCGGCGATAAGGCCATGGACGAGTACCCGATATTCCGCAAGCATGACGGCAAAATGCACTGCGTGGCCGTCGCCTTCACCGAAGCCGATGCTAGGCTGATCGCCTCCGCACCGTCTCTTTCGACCGACAGAGCAGCGGCACCGGCAGATGCACGCGACGCGGCGCGGTATCGCGTTCTGCGCATGCACGTTGCGCCGCGCGATGTGTCGATCAGCATGCAGGTCCCTCCCGAGGACATTCCGCCGGATCAGGCTGTTGAGGAACGCATCGACATGCTGTGCGATCAGGTGGTGGACCGCGCCACCCATCAGCCCAGCGCACAGAAAGACAACAAATGACCACACAACGCCTTAACGGTTGCCATTCACTCCCGCGAGCAAATGAAACAAAGCTGCTCATTGTCCAAGATGGCTTCATGCCTATTGTTCACGACGGTTTTGGAAATCCGCAAGTAATTCCGAAGTACAAATACATCCAACACTTCACAAACAATGCTAAATGCATGTATGACCTCAAGAGCTCGGACGAAGGTTGTAAAGGATGCCCGTCGCAGATGACATAAATTATTTAACGCAAGCGTTAAATATTCCACTTAACGCTTGCGTTATGCGCTATAATGCACACCCCGAACACAACATTGCACGCTATGGAAACTGTCACACAAGCGCAAGAGTGTTTCGATAAGAAATACATTGCAGCATCAGAAATCATGGAGCAACTTGGTGTAACCCGCGCCGCGTTGCTGTACGCACGCCGAACTAACCGTCTGCCACAGGGTATTGTGGTTAGTAAAGGTCTGCTCTTTATTTGGGAACGCGAACAGGTTGAAGCGCAAATTCGCGAATGGAAAGCTGAACTAGAAATGCGCCGCAAGGGACAGGTATGAGCATCACCAACTACGACAATATCCCAGAACAGATGCGCTGGTCCCGTTCTTGGCTCTTAGCTGGTCCGGATGAAAATGGGATCATGAAGGCCCCGCACAGTTTTAACTCACGCGGCATCTTTAAGGTTGACCCACGTGATACATCTAAATACATGGACCTGGAAACGGTCATTGAAGCCTCCGCACATTACGGCTGCGGCATCGGCTTCGCTTTGTCCGACTTAGACACATTCTCATGTGTTGACCTGGACATTAAAAACATCCACAATTACCCGAACAAAATTGATCACAAAGGTAAGGCCGTTGAATGGACCTCGGAAGAGGACATTGCGCGTTACCACAAGATCATTAACAAGCTCGACAGCTATACCGAGCGCAGCACCAGCGCACAGGGCTTCCACACATGGGTCCAAGGCGATATTGGCGCAGGCTGCAAGCGTGACGGTGTTGAGGTGTATTCGCGTGAACGCTTTATCGTGTGCACAGGCAACGTCTATCTTAATAAGGATATTGAGGACCGACAGGAACTTCTGAATATCCTTGTTGGTGAAATTCGTGCAGCAGCCGAAGCCGACGCACCCAAGGTGGCACTGACGGACTTGGAAGAAACCGAGACTGACGAGGTCATCCTCGAACGTGCACGCACCGCTGAAAACTCGGGGAAGTTTGCCGCCCTGTTTGGCGGTGATTGGAACGGTTACCCTTCGCAATCTGAAGCAGACCTTGCGCTGATGTCCATGTTTACGTTCTACAGCAAGTCGAACGTACAATGTCGTCGCTTGTTCCGCATGTCTGGGCTCGGTCAACGCGACAAAGCTCAGAAGAACGACCGCCATCTGAACCTTATGTTGAGCATGATTCGTGGCCGCGAAGCTAAAGAAGAAGAACGCGATAACTTGGCTGTCGAAGCTGGTAAGCGATTGGTTGCGCAGCTTTTAGGGAGCGTTAGCAACCCCGCACCAGTGCAAGCGCAGCAGTACGCTCCAGCACCGTACCAGTACACCCCGCCACCAGCGCTACCACCCCTGCCGCCTGTGCAGATGTATAATCCTGTAATCCCACCAAGTGACCAGACTGTGATTGCAGCCGGTCAGGAATGGAGCATGGCTGTAGCTGAGCCAGAAGACGACTTCGAATACCTGCCGCCTGGCGTGGGTCCACAAATTAAGTTCGACTTTGACCCTGTGTTGGCCGGTCTTGAGCCACGTAAGGACGAGGTTGAGCTTCCGGGTATCAGCTGGCCTCCAGGCGTGGCGGGTGCACTCGCACAGTACATCTTTGACGGTGCACCACGTCCAGTTAAAGAGGTCGCAATTGTGGCAGCGATTGGCTTGCTGGCGGGTGTATGTGGTAAATCGTTCACCATTCCACAATCGGGCTTGAACGTGTACATGGTTCTGGTTGCTAAGTCAGCTGTTGGTAAAGAAGCAATGCACAGTGGTATTGCCAACATGATGAGTTACATCCGTGATAGCGTACCAAATGTCACCAATTTTGTCGACTTTACCGACTATGCTTCGGGGCCTGCGCTATCTAAGGCTGTTGCAACTAATCCAAGCTTTGTAAACGTGTCCGGTGAGTGGGGTCGTAAGCTGCGCCGCTTGGGCATGGAAGATGGCAGGGACGGTCCTATGCAACAGCTTCGCACCGTAATGACGAACCTCTACCAGAAGTCCGGTCCTAAATCGGTTGTTGGTGGTATTGGCTATTCAGATAAAGAAAAGAACATTGCGTCTGTGTCGGGTGTTGCGTACAGCATGATTGGTGAAACGACTCCAAGCACATTCTACGATTCGCTTACCGAAACAATGATGGAAGACGGGTTCTTGTCGCGTTTTACCGTGCTGGAATATACGGGCAATCGTCCCAAGTACAACGTGGACGCAGTCAAAGCGCCAAACACGATGCTACTTGAGACCATGTGTTCGCTGGTACAGCGCGCAATTGATCTTAACGACCGCTTTACGACACAAGAAGTGCTCTCTGATCCTGAGGCGCACAAGATTTTGTCCAACTTTAACTTTGAGTGCGACGACCACATTAACAGCAGCGAGGATGAAGGTTTCCGTCAGATGTGGAACCGTGCACACTTGAAGGCGTATCGTATGGCAGCACTGCTTGCAGTAGCGGATAACCACACATTCCCGGTAATCCAAAAAGAGCACGCTGAATGGGCGCTGCTGCTGATTCGCAAGGACATTGGTGTGATGAGTCGTCGTATTAACTCGGGTGACGTTGGCGTTGGCGACAGTCCGCGTGAACGCAAAGTGTTGTCGCTCATTGAAAAGTTCCTCAAAGAAGGTGCACCGCCTAGCTATGGTGTCCCTGAAAAGATGCGCGAAGCTGCCGTTATTCCTCGAAAGTACCTGCAAATCTGCACGCAGAAATCCGGGTCGTTTACTTCGCATCGTTTGGGGCAAAGCGCTGCCCTGGACCTCACCTTGAAGTCTCTTGCAGATAGCGGCTATATTAGTCTGCTCGATAAAGCAAAAGCTGCCACGGATTTCCAATTCCACGGCATATGCTACCGCGTCATTACTCTTCCTCGCAGCTCGCAGGAAGAGCGCGATGCCAAGATTGCGAAGCAGCACCAATAATCACGTCCACTAAAACAGCTTTACCCCTTCGGGGGTAGGCTGTAAAATGGTTACGCTGTACTAATAAACCCTAACTGGAGTAATACATGAAACTGACCGTTGCTGAAACCAAAGCGCTGCCGCGCGCCATGCAGTACGAAGAAATGATCCGCGACCTGTTCACCAAAGACCTGGGCGGCATCGACGGGCAGCGCATGCACGCTGCAATCGGCATCAGTGGCGAAAGCGCTGAGCTGATGAAAGCATTTATGCTGCGCGATGAACGGAACCTCGTCGAAGAAGGCGGCGATGCGTACTTCTACGTCCAGGCGCTGCTGAACCAGAATAACTGGACCGTCGAAGATGTGCTGAACGCACGTACCGACTGCGAGCAAGACCTCGTGGGCATGGAGGGTGCGCAGACCATCATCTACGCCGGTGACATCCTGGACATCGCAAAGAAGTCGTGGGTGTACGGCAAGACCATTGACCTCGCTGCGCTCAAGACCGCAGTTGGCAACTGGCTGCACGCGTTCATGTCACTCATGGACGCCGAAGGTGGCGACTTCTTCGAAGCCCTAACCCTGGAAGACCTGAAAGCGCACAACCAGTACAAACTCGTTACCGGCCCGAACGCCCGCTTCGCAACGGGCAAGTACACCGACGCAGCCGCAATCGCACGCGCAGACAAACCAGCCGGCGAATAACCACACAACACGCCCGGTTCGCCGGGCCTCCTGAAAGGCACAAGTGGAACAAGTGAACCAAAACGTCGCAGCCGACGACATGGACCAACCGGCAACTCAAGACACCCTCAATGAGTGGTTCCTTGCACAGGAAGAACTGGCTAAGATCAAGGACCGTGAAATGGCGCTGCGCAAGCGCATTGCACGCACGTACTTCCCGAACCCGGTCGAAGGTACTAACACGGCGCCACTGTCCGAAGGCTGGGTAATGAAGTTGACGCACAAGATCGACCGCAAGCTGGACATTCCAGTCCTTACCAACCTTGCCGACGAATTCCTCAAGGCAGAGCTGCCGCTGGGTATGCTCGTCAAAAACAAACCCGAGCTGGACCTGAAGGCCTACCGTGCACTACCGGACGAAAAGCGCGCTATGTTCGAGCGTGCAATGACCATCAAGCCCGGTTCGCCCTCCCTCGAAATCGTCAAACCGAAGCGAGCATAAAATGCAAGTTGTCAAAAATTACGACAAGGTCACCTTGACCCCACAGGACATTCAAGAAGCGATCCGTGAATTTGTCCTGCAAAAGACCGGCCGCGTCATGCGGGGTGAGGCCAGCGTGAACGGTAATGGTCAGGTCAACGGCGGCTACTGCCTGATTGAAGATCAAGTAAAGGCGAACTAACATGAAACAATACCACGACCTTCTGATTCACGTGCTGGAAAACGGCACGCTGAAAACCGACCGTACTGGTACGGGCACCCTGTCCGTGTTCGGCTATCAGATGCGCTTCAACCTCCAGGAAAGCTTCCCGCTGGTAACGACCAAGGCCCTGCACCTGAAGTCCATCGTTCACGAACTGCTGTGGTTCCTCGCCGGCGACACGAACGTCAAGTACCTGCAAGAAAATGGCGTCAAGATCTGGGATGACTGGGCGCGCGAAGACGGTAGCCTTGGTCCGGTGTACGGCGCACAGTGGCGCAGCTGGCCGAACCCGACGATCGAACCTCACCCATCTGACGCCGCGTTGTCGTTCGTTAAGCGCGAAACTATCGACCAGATCAGTGAAGCGCTGGAGCAGCTGAAGCACAGCCCGGACTCCCGTCGCATTATCGTGTCGGCCTGGAACGTTGCGGACATTCCGAACATGAAGCTGCCACCGTGCCACTGCCTGTTCCAGTTCTACGTGGCCGACGGCAAGTTGTCCTGCCAGCTCTACCAGCGCAGCGCCGACATCTTCCTGGGCGTACCGTTCAACATCGCTTCCTATGCCTTGCTTACCCACATGGTGGCGCAGCAAGTCGGCCTGGAAGTCGGCGAGTTCATTTGGACTGGTGGCGATACGCACCTGTACCTGAACCATCGAGACCAAGCGCGCCTGCAACTCGAGCGCGGATTCCGCCCGGCGCCGCAACTGGTACTGAACAAGGCGCCGTCGCTGTTCGACTACAAGTTCGACGACGTGCAAATCGTGGGCTACGACCCGCACCCATCCATCAAAGCGAAAGTGGCGGTGTAACGTGACGCAAGGTCAACCATTACCAATCGAGCAGGCGCAGTTCATCACTGACCTGGACGAGCAACTTGCAGAAATGCGTGCGCTGTTGATCAGCAAGAACCGCAAGTACGGTGACGCTGCGCTCAACCCGAAGCAAGTGTTCAGCACCTGCGATGCGGAAGAGCTTATCGACGTCCGCATCGACGACAAGCTGTCGCGCATCCGCAATCGTCAGAACGACGAGGACGAGGATGTCGTAGGTGACCTGCTGGGTTACCTACTGCTCAAGAAGATCGCGCGTGCGCGTAAAATGCGGTCGCCGAAATGAAGAACCTACTCTGGAAGCTGGTGGCGAAAGCCGTGTCGCATCCTAGTGTGGTTAAATGGCTCATTGCTCGCGCCAAGAAGACGCCGTATTCCCACATCTACAAGGACGGCGACGTCTATATGGAACGGTACTGGCTGTTCAACCCGTACCCGGTCAACGAGGTGGAGCGTGAGCGCTGGCGCAGCAAGTGGCCGTCGGTCCGCCTGCACAAGATCATGCGCCCGGACCGCGACCGTCACATGCACGATCATCCGTGGGACGCACGCACGATCATCCTGCAAGGCTGGTATCGTGAAGAACGTCTGGAACGTCGTTACCATTTCTTAGGATACCAATCCAAGATCGTCAGGGCGTATCGCTACGCTGGTGAAACTGCTACCCTGAAGTTCGGTGAGTACCATAAAATCACCGACGTTCCGGACGAAGGTGTTTGGACGATGTTCATCACCTGGAAGTATATGGGGACGTGGGGCTTCATGGTCGATGGTCAGAAAGTACAATGGAGGAAGTATCTTGGTCTCGACAAGTAATCCAATCATTAAGCCCATGAGGGCGGAAAACGCTGACCTGAAAAAGATCAAACGTTGGCCTGTATGGGTGTTCCCGAAGGTGGATGGCGTGCGGGGTTATAACCCGCAAGGCACGCTCCTGTCCCGGCCGTTGAAGCGTCACCGCAATGCGTACACGACGAATTACTTCAGTCGTGAGGAATACGCAGGCTTTGACGGTGAGCTTGCGGCGGAGCACGAATGCCACCCGCGTCTGTGCCACCTGACCCAAAGCGCTGTCAGCACCGCAGAAGGCACGCCGTTTGTGCTGTGGCATCTGTTCGACTATGTAACGCCGGAGTCCCGCACGCTACCATACAGCGAGCGCTATAAAATGCTCACAAAGCAGGTGTATGACCTCAAGCTGATGGGTCTTGCTGATCGTTTGCGCGTGTTAAGCTATGTAATCTGTGATAACGTCGAGCAAGTGCTCGCAGCGCACACCAAGAACATGGAGCTCGGCTACGAGGGTTCGTGCTACTACGATCCAACCGTGACGCACAAGGAGGGCAAGAGCTCCCCGACCCATGGTGGCGTACTGCGCATTAAGGACTTCATCGACTTCGAGGCTGAAGTGCTGGAGGTGCAAGAAGGTCGCACCAACCTGAACGAAGCACAGGTCAATGAGTTGGGTCGTCAGTTCCGCTCTTCGCACCAAGAAAATATGGTTCCCAACGGCATGGTTGGCACGCTGGTCTGTAAAGCGCTCAAAGATGTCGTCGACCCGTATGACAAGAAGAAGATTCTGATTGCAAAGGACCAGATCTTTAATTGCTCGCCTGGTAAAATGACGGACGATGAAGCGGTGATGTTCCTGAAACACCCGGAGTTGATTGTGGGCAAGCCCAGTACCGTCAAATTCTTCCCGAAGGGGATGAAAGACGCACCGCGCTTTCCACAATGGCAGTGTATCCGCGCAACAGGCGATCACGAAGGTTAATGCGGATCACGTAAAATTCTGCTTGCATATACGTAACAACGCGCGCATAATAGCGGTTCCTGTTCAAGCAGGTAAGTCCCCGGTTCACGCCGGGGAATTCTAACAAACGGAGAGTAAATGTCCATCCTCGGAGCAGTTACCCACACTTCCCAAGGCATCCAGCCCGGTATCCGCGCAGTCATCGCGGGTGTCGAAAAAATGGGTAAGACCACCCTGACGACCAATGCACCGCGTGCGCTGCTGGTCCCACTCGAAATCGGTTACAGCGGCGTGCAGGTCAATATGACCCCGATGCTGACCGAGTTCCAGCATGTGTTGATGCTGCTGGACGAACTTATCGCTTCGCGCATGGCTGGTACGCTGCCGTATCTGAGTGTTGTGATCGACAGCGCTACCGCACTCGAGCGTCTGATCCATAACGACGTGCTCAAGCGTGACCCGCAATATGCGCCGGGTAACAAGAAAACCGTCACCATGGACTCGGCGCTCGGCGGTTACGGTAAGGCCTACGCCTTCTCGAACGAGCTATTCGAGAACTTCCTGAAAAAGTGCGACCAACTGTCGCAGATGGGGATTAATATCATCCTCACCTGCCACGTTTTCGCAGCGGAAGTCGTTGACCCGACCGCAGGCACGTTCAATACGTGGGATCTGCTGCTGCATTCGCCGAAAAACCAGAAGACCTACGGCAAGCGTGAAATGATGACGCAGTGGGCTGACCTTATCGGTTTCCTGCACGAACCCATCTTCGTCACCGAAGGTAAAACGATGAACCAAGCTGTGAGCCAAAACAAAGGCCGCGTCCTGGGCATCGCTCGTCAACCCGGTTATGTGGCGGGTAACCGTTACAACATGACCGACGAAATCCAGATTCCGTCGCAAAACGGCTGGAACAGCCTCGCTGCACAGATCTGGCAGTGCAGTGGTAAGAACTACTACAATCAGGACGTTGCACAATGACCACACATCTGCATCCAGCGCTGCGCGGCGCTGCAAACATCCAAAAGCGCATCCACTTCAGCCGTCTGCGTGCACACGCGCACGCCAATGGCAATCTGCGCCCAACGCGCATTGCTGAAGCTGTGAACGTGATGTTCCAGGGCGGCGTGCCTTTCAGCTGGGGTAAGTAACGTGAACCACCAGCGCATCAAACCCGCAGAGTCACCTATCGACGAGTTGTTGAACCGCGTGCAGGAAATTCTGAATATCCGCACCCGGACAGCTACGATCAAAAAGATTGGTTCAACTCCGGCAACTGTTAGCCGCATCCGCAAAGGTGAGCTAACCCCGTCTGCGGATTTGGTGTTGCGGGTGCACGACTTAACCGGCTTGTCTGTTGCTGAAATTCGTAAGCTCGGCGACATTGCTATAACGATTTAACCCGCAAGCTGTCTGGCGTTTAACAGACAGCATTCTTCCTAGGAAAAAGAAATGACCGCTTTTAATTTTAACGCAAATTCCGTCGCACCTGACTCCGGACGTGTTGGCGCGCTGCCTGCCGGCTGGTATGCTTCGATGCTGACCAAGACCGAAATCAAGCCCACCAACGGTGGCGGCGGCGCATATATCGCCGTGCAGGGTCAGGTTTCGGAAGGTCCGCACAAGGGCGCCAGCTGGTTCACCAACTTCAACATCCAGAACGCCAACGAAAAGGCTGTCGAAATTGGCATGGCGCAACTGTCGTCGCTGTGCCACGCAACCGGCGTCATGCAGTTCAGCGATACCGACCAGCTGAAAAACAAACCGTTTTACGTCCGCCTCAAGCTGGTGCCTGCCGAACTGAACGAACCGGGCAACCCGGCCTCCGGCGTGAAATACGAAGAAAAGAACGAAGTGATGGCTTACCGCGCGATCACCGACCAGGCCGCAATGGAAGCAGCGAAGAACCAAGCTGTCGCCAAGACGCCAGCCGGCGCGCAGGTTCCGCCGCAACAACCGCCGGCATTCGTTCCGCCGCAACAGCAGATGCAGCAGCAAGCGGCACCCGTCCAGCAACAGCAGCAGTGGAACCAACAGCCGCAACAACAGCAGGCACCACAGCAACAGCAATGGAGCCAGCAACCACAGCCGCAAGCCCCGCAACAGCAAGCTCCGCAACAGCAGCCGCCAGCATCGTGGCAGGGTCAGCAACAGCAGCAACAGCAGCAACAGGCGCCAGTTCAACAACAGCAAGCTCCTGCCGCTGAAGCACAACCAGCCTGGGCACAAGCTGGCGCCGCTCAACCGTGGGCACAGCAGCAAGCCCCGCAACAGCAGCAACAGCAGCAAGCTCCAGCCGGCCCGGCGGTAGATCCCGCAATGCCGGCCTGGATGCAGGGTCAGCCGCAACCACAGTAATGCGAAATGCCTTCCTTCGGGAGGGCATTTTTAGATGGTGAGACACATACGTGTGGGCTTTATCTGCTGGCAAAGAACAGCTACCATCTAAAAATTCACAGAGGAGCATTATGGCTGTCAGACTTGCAACAAAAACGCTCGCAGCAATTGACCACACTATGATGGAAGATCAGGGTGCGGCTTTCCGCGTTTGGTCGGGTAAAGTGCTGCCTGCAATGAAGGACGCGTATCGGGGTGAAGAGGACGGTTTCCGTTCGCACCTTGGCGCATCAATGATTGGTCGCGCATGCGCTCGCGAAATTTGGTACGGCTTCCGCTGGAGCAAGAAGCCTAGGCACCAGGCGCGGACACTTCGTCTTTTCAATAGGGGGCATCTTGAAGAAGCTCGATTTATCGCAGCCTTGCTGTCGATCGGTGTGCAGGTTGTGCAGCAAGATGCTAACGGCAATCAGTTCCGCATTAGTGACGCTGGTGGCCATTTTGGGGGCAGTGGTGACGGTGTTGCTTTGGGCATCCCTGACGTTCCTGCTGGGACTTGGTGTCTCTTAGAATTCAAAACGCACGGTGACAAGTCCTTCCAGAAGCTGAAAAAAGAAGGCGTCAAGATTGCCAAGCCCGAGCATTATACGCAGATGCAAGTCTACATGCGCAAGATGCAATTGACCGTTGCGCTGTACGGTGCTGTCAATAAGAACGACGACGAGTACCACTTCGAAATTATCGTCATTGACCCGTTGCACGCCGACCAGTTCCTGGACCGCGGGCGACAAATCGTGCGTCTGCACAAAGCACCAGAGCGCATTAACGAGTCGCCAGGCTGGTACGAATGCAAGTTCTGCGACTACAAGCCGATCTGCCACGGTGGTGAACCGCCTGAGCGCAACTGCCGTACTTGCCACCATGTGCGCTGTGACGACACGAACGGCTCGTGGGTGTGTGGTCAAACAGGTGAAGTCCGCGATAAGGAAGCTCAACTCGCTGGCTGCGACGACTATTTGGTGAACTAATGTCTGTTCGCCTCATACCCCGCGACTATCAGCTGGAAACAGTTAATAGCATCTTTCGTTACTTTCAGGCAAACCGCACTGGCAATCCGGTTGCGGGGTTGCCCACGGGTACGGGCAAGGCTTTCTGCATTGCCTACTTCCTGTTCAAAGCTCTGGAGATGTATTCCAAGCAAAAGATTCTCGTTGCGACACACGTTAAAGAGCTTGTTGACCAGAACTATAAAGAGTTCATTGAAATCTGGCCGCAAGCTCCGGCAGGTGTCTACAGTGCCGGTTTGAAGCGCAAAGATACGCATCAGTCTGTTATCTTCTGCGGTATTGCGTCGATTGCTAAGAATATCGAAGCTTTCGGTCGGGTGGACTTAGTGATTGTGGACGAGTGCCACCTCATCAGCCTCAAAGAAGACTCGATGTACCGTGCGGTATTTGACGCGCTCAAGGTTATTAATCCGAACCTTCGCATCATTGGTTTCACCGCCACCCCATGGCGCGCTGGTCAAGGTCGTCTTACCGAAGGCGATGGTATCTTTACCGATATGTGTATCGACCTTACCGACATGGCGTCCTTTAACCGCTTTGTGCGGGAGGGGTACTTAGTCCCACTGGTGTCCAAGCCTACAAAGCTCTTGCTTGACGTTACAGGGGTTAAAATCACAGCAGGTGAGTATAACGAGAAATCGCTGGACTTGGCTGTAAATAAAGACCATATCACTTTTGCTGCACTTCAGGAGGCGCAGCAGTATGCGTACGAAACAGGGCGCCGTAGTTGGATCATTTTTGCAACAAGCCTAGCGCATGCCGACAAGATTAAAGAAATGCTGGAATATCTCGGTGTGACTTGTCGTGTCGTGCACAGTAAAATGTCTTCGACCGAGCGTGACAACAACGTTGCTGACTGGAAAGCAATGAAGTTTACCGCCATCATTAACATGGGCGTCCTAACAACTGGTGTGAACCATCCTGCGCTAGACTTAATTGTCATGCTGCGTCCAACAATGTCGTCTGTCCTTTGGGTACAGATGCTCGGTCGCGGGACTCGTCCGTTATTTGTTCGTGAAGGTTACGACTTAACAACCATCCAAGGGCGACTCGATTCTATTGCTGCTAGTGCAAAACAGTATTGTCTAGTAATGGACTTTGCGGGTAACATCAAGCGCTTGGGACCCGTCAACGACCCGGTCATCCCCCGCAAGAAGGGTGCATCAAAAGGCGAAGTCCCGATTAAAGAATGCGACGCTTGCGGGATGTATAACCACATCAGTGCGAAGTGGTGCGGTGGCACCCCATTCAAAACGAATGAAGGTTGCGGCGCGGAGTTTGTATTCCGTGTACAGCTGAAGCAGGAAGCAAGCACCGAGGCTGTCGTTCGTGAGGACGACTTACCTGTTATTGAAACCTTCCCTGTGATGCAAACGACCGCCTCAGTGCATCGAAAAGAGGGTAAGCCTGACAGCTTGAAGGTGACGTACTATTGCTTCACCAAAAAGTTCACAAAGTACATTCTAATTGAGCATCCCGGATTTGGCCGTCGCAAAGCTGAAATGTGGTGGAGTGAGCGAACGAACTTGACTTTACCCATCACAACGGCTGAGGCAATGGAAATATTCACGGAGCTTAGCGTACCGACTCACATCCAAGTGTGGACAAACGCTCCGTATCCTGAAATTATGAAGGAGTGCTTCATGGGCGAATTTGCAAATAGCGTCCCCGGTAACGAACTTGCAAAGAATGATATTCCGTTCTAAAAATAAATGTGTTTGCGCTGCCGCATGTGCTGTACAATGTGTGCTTGTGGTAGCGCAAACCTTAAAGGAGATGTGACTTATGTATGTTGTCATAGACCGCGAATACTTGTGTGTCAAGTACAAGCACCCAAACCAATCCGCCATTAACAATCTGGCGTGCATTGAAATCCCGTACCAGCCAATCGTCGTTGTTAGCGCGACTGATAAAGATAGCTTCGAGTCTTTTACGGACTACGAACTGAAGGTTATGTACGAAAACCTGTGCGGACTGCTGTACTCGGGCTTTCGTCGTCCGGACCTCGTCACAAGCGTAATCCGTTTGATTGGTATGTTGTCTGAAACCGACTTGGTCCCTCGTGAAGTTGACCAACAACTGGACACCATCAAGGACCCGGACGATGGCCCGTTCCAATACGTGCGCGGTTCAGCTGTACCGAAAAAGCAGAACGAGCTCTGGCTACCACCTACGATGGTCACTCGCGACGGCGTCATCCCAAACGGAAAAAAGTACCATGTACCAGACCCCGTTAAACGCGTGCAACCTCTGTACAGCCCCGTATATACCAACCCCGCACTGTTTGCAGCGCCTAGCACCCCTGCCGCGCGTGCAAACAGCACCGGGGAACCCAGCGCACCAGCGGCACCGCCCAAAGCGGGTAGCACAACAGGTCGGGTATGGGCAATTGCGGACGACTGCTACCAGAAGCACTCGGTTCTCGACAAGACCCTGCGCAAGATGGTTGCTGACGAATGCGAAGCGCAGGGTATCAATTCCTCCACCATGAGCGTGCAGTTCAGCAAATGGAAGGGACACAAATTGGCACAGTCCTAAGTGTCAAGGCAAGCACTTTTTCGTGATCCAAAAATATTTGCTTGTATCCGAAAAAAGTGCTTGCAGTTAGTAAATAAGCCGGTTATAGTTAAGCCTCACTCGCCGCAAACAGTGTAACGTAGTTAATCCAGTTTACATCAAATCATTATTAGGAGTTTCAAATGTCCGAGCAAAAATCCCAAGAGCAAATCGCAGCAGAAGCTGCTGAAACCAAAGCCAAAGCCGACGCCGCCAAAGCGGAAGCGAAAGCTGCCAAAGACAAGGCCGCCGCTGAAGCCAAGGAAAAGAAACAAGCCGCCGCTGCCGAAGCCAAGCGCCTGAAGGACGAAGCCAAGGCCGCCGAGAAAGCCGAAAAAGAAGCCAAAGCTGCCGCTGCTGCCAAAGAAAAAGCCGACAAAGCCGCTGCCGCTGCTGCCGAAAAAGCCGCTACTGCCGCTGCCAAGGTCAAGGTCGTCATGCCATCGCAAAACGGTATCACCCGTCCGAAGACCGGCACCAAGACCGGCGACGTCTGGGCCCTGGCCGACAAGCTGTCCACCGAAAAGAATGCGCCGATCGCTATCGCTGAACTGCTGCCAGCCGGCGCCGCCGCAGGCCTGAACGACGCGACCATCCGCACGCAATACGCACGCTGGAAAACCTTCAACGGCATCTTCGGTTCGGTCAAAGCTGCACCGAAAGCCCCTGAAACCCCGGCACCGACCGCGCAGACCGAACAGACCGCCGGCGCCGAAGCAACCGAACCGGCCGCCGCCTAATTCGGCCTGGTCGAGCAGTTAAGAGGTGCTAATCGCGGGTACGGGTTTCCAAAATCACGTATCGCAGGATTACGGTCCCGTTTAAGCCGGGCCACCTCACCAAATCGCGCCACTTACCAGATAGGTCTGGGCGCAACCGAGCGGACCCTGTCGTGTAGTTAAGCCCAAGGCGCGAAAGCGTTGACTTGGTGACTCAGGGGTGAGAAAAACACGATGACAGCTGGCAAAGACCGCCCCGAAAGGGTTCCCATTTACCCGTACACAGACAAGGTCTGTTCCTCTGAGGTGTCAATTGCAAGTCATCCCAATCAATAAGCAACCGATCGAAAAGCGCAACAACGAGGCGCGTTCGCTCGAAGTCCATTCCATTTTCCTCACCATTCAAGGTGAGGGTCCATTCACCGGATACCCAGCAGTATTCATCCGCCTCGCGGGCTGCAACCTGCAATGCCCTTCGTGCGACACCGACTACACCAACGGTCGCAAGGGTATGTCCGTCGAAGCAATTGTGTCGGAAGTGAAAAGCGTGCACTCGGAATGCAATGCGCGGCCCATTGTGGTCATCACCGGTGGCGAACCCTTCCGTCAAAACATCGAACAACTGGTTGAACTGCTGTTGCGCCAGGACTTTACCGTCCAGGTCGAGACCAACGGTACGCTTGCACCACTCAACGTCCAAGCACCAGTGTGGTTCAATCGCAAGTTTCACATCGTATGCAGCCCGAAGGCTGGCAAGGTACACAACTGGATTGCCAATCGCGCCGACTGCTTCAAGTACGTCCTGAGCGCCGACAGTGTCGACCCGGAAGACGGCCTGCCAATCCTTGCGCTTAACCACACTGCCTCGCCGCGCGTTGCTCGTCCATTCTTCAGCACGAAGAACAAGCCCATCTATCTGCAACCGATGGACGCGAAAGACCAAGCTAAGAACGATGCTAACGTCTGCGCAGTCCTGCAAAGCTGCATCAAACACGGCTATATCTTCCAACTGCAAACGCACAAATACATCGGGGTCGAATGATGGCAATTAACGTTAAACGCATTGTCGAGGTTTCGGTTGACATGACCCTCGACGAGCAACAGGCTGGCGAGCTTCTGGATTTTTTGCGGACCGCTGTCACTGTCACTGCACCGCGCCCCATGACTCCAGGTTCCCGACCAACTAACATCGTGCGCGAGCTGGCAGACGCACTCATCGCTCAAGGGGTTGTTTCAAAATGAGGCTCGAAGACTGGAGTGTGGTCGCTTCACCATTGTCAGGTTACCGTGACCCGGAGCAATGGTCCCCTAAGCTGTACGGCACGGTGTACGGTAATCCAAAGTTCGCGGACGGTTCGCTTATTTTTACGAGCCGCATTGTTACGGTGGACAAAAAGGCTGGCACTGCAACCACCAAGTCCGGCAGCGTCTATGTGCTGGGTGAAGTGTCCGCAGAATACGAAAACATTCATCCAAACGCGCGTGAGCGCTTCTTCAATCAAGGGGTTAGCAATGTTCAAAATTAAAGCACTGGTCGTCCTGTCCGGCGGCCAAGATTCGACCACCTGCGCATTCTGGGCCAAGCAGCAGGGTTACGAGATCCACGCGGTGACTTTCGATTACGGTCAGAAGCACGTCATCGAAATCGAAGCGGCCAAGAAGATCGCGGAACTCGTCGGCGCCGTGTCGCACGAGATCATCAAGCTGGGCGACGGCGTCCTGGCCGGTACGTCCCCGCTCACCAACAAAGCGGAAGTCCTGGAACAATACGCCGACCACCAATCGCTGCCAGGCGGTCTGGAAAAGACCTTCGTACCGCTGCGCAATCAGCTGTTCTTGACCGTTGCTGCGAACCGCGCCTACGTCATGGGCTGTACCGTGCTGGTCACCGGCGTCTGTCAAGAAGACAGCGGAGGCTATCCGGACTGCCGCGCCACCTTCATCAGCGCCGTACAGGACGCAACCAACTATGGTACGTTTACCGGCGAACCCGGTACGCTGCCACCCCTGCGCATCCTGACCCCGCTGATGTACCTGACCAAGGCCGACAGCGTGCGCCTGGCGCGTGCCATCCCGGGCTGCTACGATGCGCTGGCGTATTCCCACACCAGCTACGACGGCGCTTACCCGCCCGTAGGTAAAGACCATGCAACCCTCCTGCGCGCAAAAGGCTTCGAAGAAGCAGGCTTGCCTGACCCGCTGGTCGTGCGTGCATGGAAAGAGGGTCTGATGGACCTTCCAGATACGAAGGTTTACAACGACTTCGAAGACCAAATGGACGCTGCTCGCGAAGCTGCTGAGGGCGACTAACATGGCAATCGGCGGCGGTATTCGTAAAGGCAATGGCTGCGTTACCGCCGCCAAGCCCGAGTCCATTTACGAGGCGCATCGTAAGCTCGAGAAGAAGTACACTGAAAAGTGCCAGCAACTTGAGCGTGCAGAGAAGAAAATCTTAATTCTGAACGAGCGCATTAAAAAACTTTCTGCAAAGAAGAATCCAAAATGAGCAAATATCGCAGTACCAAGACCTACGGTCACGAGCTCGGACTGTCGGCGTGCTTCCGCCAGCATCGTGCAACGCATTCGCACTGCTCGATGCTGCACGGTTACGCGCTCGCGTTCACTTTCACGTTCGAAGCAGACACGCTGGACGACCGCAATTGGGTCCAGGACTTCGGAGGCCTGAAAGAACTGAAGCAAAAGCTTCAACGGACGTTCGACCACAAGCTGGTCGTCGCGGAAGACGATCCGAAGGTGCACGAGATTTGCCGTTTGGACGGCTACGTCGCGGACGTACTTGTGCTGCCTGCGGTCGGCTGCGAAGCGTTCGCGAAACAGGCTTACGACATGGCCTGTGAAGTTATTCGTGACGCAAACAAGGCTGAGGTTGCTCGTCTCCAGTCTGAGCACAAGCCTGGCACCCAATGGCCAACCGCTGGTCGTCAGCGCGTCCGCGTCGTGTCGGTCGAGTGCCGCGAGCACGGCGCCAACAGCGCAATTTACATCGGTGGCGAGGATGAAGCATAAACTCATCTATGACAGGCGAGCAGGCGGTTACTCAGCAATCTGTTCGCTTTATAACCAACTCGGGGTGGCGGAATTCGTCATCACTATGGACCATAACGAAGGATTTACGCATAGCGTGCTTCGTGTTCCAGACGAGAAGGTTATTGTCACCTGGCGCAAACTTGGCAAGGACATGCACAACTGTCCTGTCGAACCTAATAAATTTATTGTTACGAAATCACTAGCATGAACATTAAAGAAAACGAGCAAGGTCAAAAGCACTACATCCGCGTGAAAGCTGTCGAACAACTGCTACGCACGATCCCGGGCACACTAGCACCTGCACCAGCAGAATTCGGACAGCTGACCGGCGCACTGCGCGAAGGCGTCCAGGACACGCCGAATCGCGTTGCCAAGGCTTGGGCGGAATGGACCAGCGGTTATAGCATTGACATCGCAGAACTGCTGAAGGTGTTCGAAGACGGCGCCGAGGGCTACGATGAGATGGTTGTGGTCAAAGACATCCCCATCTACAGCAAGTGCGAGCATCACCTCGCAGACATCTTCGGCACGGCAACCATCGCGTATATCCCGGACGGCAAGGTTGTCGGCCTGTCCAAGCTGTCCCGCCTGGCAGATGCGTTCGCAAAGCGTCTGCAAGTGCAGGAGCGCCTGACGGTGCAGATCGCTGACGCGCTGATGGAACATCTGCAACCGAAAGGCTGTGGCGTTATCGTCCGTGCCAGACATATGTGCATGGAATCGCGGGGCATCTGCCAGCAAGGTCACCACACTGTGACTTCCGCATTGCGCGGTGTGTTCAAGGATCAACCTGAAACCCGCGCCGAATTCCTGGCGCACGGAAAATAAGGAGTCACCATGTTGTTCCGTAAAAAGCCAGTCGTTATCGATGCGACGCAGTGGTTTAAGAATGGGGACCATCCGCAGGACTACGCCAAAGACGTAGAGGGATTCAAAAACGGCCAACACCATGTCTATGACAAATGTGTTGCGTCCACGAACGGTTGGGAAGGTCAGGTTGTCCGCCACTACCGCCACCCGGAAGTGGCGGGTGACACCCCGTGCAAGCATTGCGGTCAAACCATGCACGACCACGGTTTGGTCGAAACGTTGGAAGGCGGTCACATCGTCTGTCCTGGAGACTGGATTATTACGGGTGTGAAGGGTGAACACTATCCGTGCAAACCTGACATTTTTGATGTAACGTACGAACAAGTTAAATAAGTCTGCCAGGGTGACCCAGAGCCACTGCAATGGTTAGGTGACACCTTTTTGACTGAAGCTGGTAGGTGGCAGCATCTAGCGAACAGCAGACCGGAGCCGAAAGGTAGTCTGATCCGGTCACCTTCTAACCTACTGAGGAAATAACATGAATCAAAAATATAACTTCTCGCTGTCCAAGAATGCGCTGTTCGGTATCGGTGCAGTGATCCTGCTGGCACTGGCAATCATGGTTGCCGTCTGGCCATCCAAGCCGACGCAAAGCTACCGTGAAGGTGCGGGCACCACGCGCGAGGGTACGGGCATCTATCGCGAAGGCATCGGCGGCGCTGCACCAGTTGCCCACAACTACCAACCGGAGCAGTACGCGCATCCCGCACCAGTACAAGCGCAACCCGCTCCGGTTGTGGTGCAACAAGCTGCATCGTCGCGCGGCACGGACATGCTGACCGGTGCCGCTATCGGTGCGCTCGCAACCCATGCGCTGACGTCCAAACCGGCTGCACCCGCGCCGGAACGCATCGTCGAACGTCGTACTGTGGTCAAGTACGTGCAGACCCCTCGCCCGAGCGTGCGTCCGCAGAAACCATACGTGCCTGCATACAAGTCCGATCGCTACGTGTCGACGTATAAAGCACCGACCAGCTACAGGCCAGCGAGCTATTCCAGCGGGTCGTCATATCGCTCGACAGCAAGCTTCAGCAAGCGTTAAAACGCGCTACAAGCGCGTGCAATCCGGGGGTGCAGTGTGCTATGCTGTACCCCTTTTTAACGCGCTGCGCACCCTTGCCGCAAGCGCAAACCGCATTCCAGGGCCAGTACAAGCTATGAAACTTTTCCTCGCTGCTGTCTACACCAATCATTACATGGAGACGCAGAACCGCTACGAGAAGCTGAACGAAGCTGAGCAGCACATTATGTCGGATGTCCCGAACATCCTTGAATCATATCACTACGTTAAGAACCAGTCCTTTGTAGATACAATGAGGTCGCGCGGTGCAAAGGTCTTTCTTGACTCGGGCGCATTCTCCGCGCACTCGCTGAACGCCCATATTGATATCAACCAGTATTGCGACTACATCATCCGCAACAGGGATATCCTGCGCGTCGAAGATGGCGCAGTAATGGCTTCGGTGCTTGACGGTATCGGTGACCCGCTCAAGACCTACCAGCACCAGCTTCACATGGAAAAGATGGGTGCAAAGCCTCTCCCCTGCTTCCACTACGGCGAAGACATCCGTTACCTCGAGTTCTACGTCAAGAACTATGACTACATTACGATCGGTGGTCTGGTGCGGCGCACGTCCGAAGCACAGAAGGTGTGGTTAGACCGCATTTGGCCGTACATGCTGGACGGTAGCGGTCGTCCAAAGTTGAAAGTCCATGCCTTCGGTATGACGGCACCGTGGCTGATGGAACGATATCCATGGTACAGTGTCGACTCCTCGTCTTGGATTCAGGCAGCGGCGTTCGGTTCCATCTTTACCAGCGAGCACGGACCAATTGCAGTGTCCAGCACTTCGCCTTCCCGGCACGACTACGGCAGGCACATAACCACACTACCCGACGTCGAGCGTCAATACATGGAGCAAATGCTCGCTAAAAAAGGTTTTGAAACTGAGCGTCTAGGCACAGTTTACGAATCCCGGGCAGTGTATAATATGCTGGGGTACATGGAATTAAACGACCTGATCCTCGAGCGGATCAAAGGCAAGCAGACATTCGATTGCAGTAAAATTCAGGAGCTATTCTAATGTGTGTAATTGACAGCTTTAACGGGGAGTTCCGCTTCCTGTCCAACTTTGCTTATTCTGAATTCACTTTGTACGGTACGCGCTACCCGACCGTTGAGCACGCCTACCAAGCATTGAAGTGTGTCAGCCAGCGCGACCACGACGGGATTGCGACTGCGCGAACTCCAGGCGTTGCCAAGAAGCTCGGTCGTGTAGTTCAGCTGCGCGAAGATTGGGAACAGTCAAAAGATGCGGTTATGATAGCATGTGTGTACGCCAAGTTCAAACAGAACCCGCATCTAGCCGAGCAACTGCGCAACACTCGCGGATGCACGCTAATCGAAGGGAATACGTGGGGTGACCATTATTGGGGCGTCTGTAAGGGGACCGGGCAGAACATGCTTGGACAAATTCTAATGCGAGTAAGGGACATGGTTTAATGAATAACATCAAGTTCAAATGGTTGCTGTTGCGTAAAGCAATCTTCACCAAGTGGTTGGAGTTCCGCTACCGCAACCAAGATGGTGAAACCTGTTGCTGTGGATCGCAGATAGGTAAAGGTGGTGACATTTGCTATCACGGCGGGTGCCGCAGTATGAAGGACTATGTCATTGAACGCGAAGTCGAAAGGAAGTTTCCAAATGCCACGTAACGAGCCCCCGAGCCACAGCCCGAAGGACTTCCCCGAAATGGAAGTATGGGTCGATGGAAAGCCGCAGCGTCGCCCTGTCGAGAGTGTACAGATGCCTAGTGCAATGGGTATGCTGATCGGCTTTGTGCCAACACCCCGTCTTGAACCTATCCTGTTTGAAAACGAACGTGCAGAACACTTGCTCGACGGTCGCGTTATTATTATCAAGGTGAAGCAATGACTACAATGCTCGAAGCGTTGAAGTTTGTACAAGGAAGTATCGCTAAAAAAGAACTGGTCGATGAGCTCACGCACTTCCAAATTAAGAACGGTCGGGTTAGCGGTTACAACGGCGTGATTGCGCTTAGCAGCCCTATCCCGTTCGATCTCAACTGCAACCCCAAAGCAGCAGAGCTCATCAAAGCTATCTCAAACTGCGACGAAAATGACACCATCCAGTTGTCGTTGACCCCAGGCGGCAAGCTGACCGTCAAGAGCGCAGGGTTCCGCGTCAACATCCAGTCTTTCAATGAGCCTGTGCACAGTTACGAGCCTGAAGGTGAAGTTGTAGAGTTCGACGGCGAAGCGTTCTTGCAGGGTGTGAAGGCTGTGTCCCCATTCATTGGACAGGATGCTTCGCGTAAATGGTCGCAGGGTGTGCTAATTAAAGACAGCTCGTTCTTTGCGACCAATAATGTCACGTTGGTCCAATACTGGCTGGGCGCAGTATTTCCGTTCGAGATTAACATCCCGATGCCTACGGTTAAAGAAATTCTGCGCATCAAGGAAGCACCCCTCTCGATGCAGGTTGCGGAGAACTGCTTTACCCTGCACTACAGCGGGGACCGCTGGCTCCGGTCGCAGTATTACAGTATCAAAGAGTGGCCTGACCTTGGGAAGATCCTGGACCGCCCGTTTAACCCCGGACCACTTGATCCAGCAGTCTTTGTTGGTCTTGAAAAGATGAAAAGCTTCGTCGACCCGCTGGGGAGCATTTACTTCCAGGGCGGTCTGATGACCACACATCCTGACGTTGCTGAAGCTAACGCCACGTTCGCGGTCCCGAGCATCCAAACCGAAGGCCTGTTTAACAATCAAATGCTTGCGCTGCTCGAAGGTGTTGCGACGCATATCGACTGGACAACCTACCCTGCACCGTGCCTGTTCTCAGGCGATCGGCTGCGCGGTGCAATTGTGGGGATGCGCAAATGAACGATACTACCGCGAAGCGAAGGCCTGTAATTGTGGTCATGGGGGCGCCAATGGGCGGCAAAAGCTGGGTGAACGACGCCCTCCGCAAGTTCGCAGAAGAGGGTCATGCCACCGTGCTTATCGTACCTGAGCTCGGAACCGTTCAAGGTACGCGGTTTGTTGCGTTGGACGAGTACGCTGACCTAACTTGCTCGAACACCATGACCCCACACACGGCGTTCCCGGAATTCATCGAACCTACCGACACCCGCAAGGAGAAGTTCGCACAGCTGACAGCTGAACTGTACCGTGCAAAAGCGATGCGCAATAAGCATCTTGTTAAAGAACTTGAAAAGCGCATTAAGCGACTCTAATCATGCGGGCAGATAGCGTAGGATTATTCTGGGAGGACGTTGCTAAAGTCAAGCCTCCCAAGAAAGAAAAAGTAAAGCGCACTCCACCCGAGAAGTTTTGGACGGTGGAAGGTTACATTCCGCCTGGTGCACTGGAGGAAGCGCAGTCGTACGAGTACAAGTTCTTCAACGATATGGAACTGTACCAGGCAATGTTGCGCGGTGAACGCTTGGTGTATGACTTGGAGGTCTACCCGAATTATTTCCTAGCAGGCTTTAAAGGCATTGATAGCGGAAAGTATGTGTTCCTCGAAGAGATTCACCACGATCTTGGCGACCTCCCTGAACGCACTTACAACCGCGAAAAGCTCAAGTGGATCCTTGAAAAGTTTACGCTGATTAGCTTCAACGGCAAGAAGTACGACGATATCATTTCTGCGCTTGCAGTGCACCCGCAATTCGGCTGCATTGACTTCTGGAACGCAACCTGCATGCTGATCCAGGAGGGTTTGCGCGACCGTGATATTTATTCGCACTACTCTGTCAAGAAACTTGAAATTGACAGTATCGACATTAAAGAGCTTACAGCGCAAGGGCCTAGTTTGAAGAAATGCGCAGCACGCTTGCATGCCCCACGATTGCAAGACCTGCCGTTCATCCCCGGTACATACCTCACGGACAGGCAAATTGTTGTGTTGCGCCGATACAACATCAACGACTTGGACAACACGCAGATTGTTTACGAGTCCAAGCTCGACATTATTGCGATTCGTGAGCAGAAGGGTAAAGAATACGGCGTAGACCTGCGGTCTAGTTCCGATGCGCAAATGGCTGAAGCGATTGTTGGCGCTGAGATTCGGCGTATGACCGGACGCAAGTATATCCAGCGCACCAAGATTGACCCCGGTACAGCTTACAAATACCGCGCGCCAACGTGGGTGAACTTTAAGACTCCGATGATGCAAGACTTCTTGCGTCGATTGCAGAAGCTGGACTTTGTGGTCAACCATTGGGACGGCGGTTTGCTCATGCCGCCTGAGCTCGATAAGTACACTATTAAGATTGCAGAGGGTAGCTATGCTGTCGGTATCGGTGGGCTGCACAGCCAGGAGAAGTCGGTTGCATGGTACGCAGACGACGAATACGAACTGGTTGACACCGACGCGACGTCCTACTATCCCACACTGATCCTTAACGCGGGTCTGAAACCGCAATCGCTCGGTGACGCGTTCATTCAGATTTATCGTCGCATCGTTCAAGAGCGTGTTGCAGCAAAGCACGCAGGCGACGACATCACCGCGCAGTGCTTGAAGATTGTCATTAACGGCACGTTCGGTAAACTTGGCAATATGTACTCAATCATGTACGCGCCCCACCTCATGTTGCAGGTTACGATTACGGGTCAGCTGTCGCTGCTGATGCTCATTGAGCGCTTTGAGCTTGCAGGTATTCGCGTCATTAATGCTAACACCGACGGTGTGGTTGCTCGTCCGCACAAGTCCCAGCGCGAAACCTTTAACGCTATCGTCAAGCAGTGGGAACGCGAAACGGGCTTCGGTACGGAAGAAACGCTCTACAAAGCGTACATGGCTAAAGACGTGAATAACTACCTTGCACAGTACGTTAAGCCTGAAAAGGGTCAGCACTTTAAGACAAAGGGTCTGTACGCTAAAACCTCGTCGGCGAAGAATGCCGTCAATGAGGTCTGTATCCTTGCGCTGAAGGAATATCTCATCAACAAGACCTCCGTCGAAGAAACAATTCGCAACTGCACAAAGCCATCCATGTTTACCACAATGCGCGAGACGCACATGGGCGGTGGAGCGGTCAAAGGGGACCAGTACCTCGGCAAAGTGGTTCGTTGGTATTACGCGAAAGGTGAGACCGGAGAGATTCAGGTCGTTAAGACGGGTAACAAGGTTGCACGCTCGGACGGTGCAATTCCACTGATGGATTTACCAGACGAGCTACCGGAGGATTTAGACTACGACTGGTACATCGCTGAGGCGAATAAGATCCTTGGTAAGATCGGTACAGTGGCGGAAGAGGGGGAGTCTGACGAAGAAGACGAAGAAACTGAAACCGCTTAAAACGCGTTTGCCGCGTTTTGTTTGCGCGGTAGGGGGTAAGTGTAGGGGGTACGGGCTTTGCAGCGTGTACCCCCTTTGCCGTTACTGCGCTGGTGCGTTGCAGGTGTCCCGCGCAGCGTTGTACAGGTCGATCAGGAGGTTGCGTTCTCGCACAAGTCTTGCACTGTCTGCTGCGGCGCGGAGAACGTCTTCAGAAGCTTCTGGCACCAGATCGGTTCCTCCTTCTTCGACACCGAATCCGGCAGTGGTGGGATTTGAGGGCGCTTGGTTTCCAGGAGCCGGACTTGCGGGGCAGCGCAACCCGCTAGTGCCAGCACGAGCCCGAGCAATAGCTTTTTCAATTGCATCTTCATGTTTAGCTTTCAGGATGGATTCGTTGGTGGTGAGGGTTTGGACTTGAGCTTTCAACGCTGCTTCGCGCTGTTCGGCAAGCTTGTTCAGTTTGACTTGAGCGTCTTTCGCGATCTTGTCGTCGGATGCAATTTGAGCAAGCAATTCTTGCGCACCGTCGTGACGCCCGTACTGGAATAGACCATAACCCAGCAGCGCAGCAAGCAGAAGGCCCACGAACCAGTCCAACAGGTCGGACTTCATGCCAGCACCCCGCCAGCTTTTACGTAGGCGTTACGCAGAACGACGATATTGTTCATGTGCTGGTTTGCGTAGTTAGCACCAGGCAAGGACGCCCAGCGGCTCTTGCACTTTTCGACAGCAACGTCGAAACGACCCGCTTCAACATCTTGCAAAGCTTTGCATTCACGGATCATTTGCACCGCGATTGCATCTTGCGCAGCTGGGGAGAAGTCTTTCAGCTTCAACGACGCCTTGTAGAAGTCGAAGTAGCGCTTGAGCAGCTGGTAACGGCCAGCAGCGGTGGATGGGATGACCACACCAGACTTCTGCTTCACCTGCACCAGCTTGCGCGGGTGGTCTTTGTAGCCTGTGAACAGATCGGGTTTGCTTGGCGTACTGCCAACGATCACATTGTAACCGTTGTCGGACTTTTGCAGCAAGACAGCGCCAAGCTCGCTGAATGCAATCATGTCCAGGAAGGCTTTAAGGTTGCGACTGATTTCCATTACGTACTCCACGGATGTCGCCAATCACGTCGGTGATGGTCGAGTTTTGGTTGCGGATGATATAGTTGAACACCCAGCGAACGAATGCCCAACCCGGAAGCCCGCAGGTGAACACCAGCGCGAGCATGGCAATCAAACCGAACGGGGTGTTGACCCAGGATTGCAGGTCGTAATACTGGATGACTGCTGCTCCGCCACCAATGGACGAGACGACTGTGCTGATGATGCCCACGGCCCATTCTTTCGGGCTGCGTGGTGTGGTAATACACATGACCACAATCGCCGCAAGTGTGGCCATTGCAAGAGCACCCAACCCTGCGGCGCTGTAAAGGGAAATGAATGCCACGGAAGTGTCCAGCGATTTAGGGTTGATGTCGTTCATGTTGCGCCTTAGTAATTTGAGGTAGGTGATGGACTACAGATACACGGCCAATTGTAGCCATCAACTACCTACAACGCAAATGATATTTGTATCTAGTTGCTCGTCTCTTTAGACCTCTTCAATTGTTAACTCGGTGGAGTAAGCTTCTGCAAACTCCAGTTCGATGTCCGAATCTTCTGCGCGGCGACCAAAAATAGTCAGGTCGCGTGCTAGTTCAGAATCAGAGTGTCCAGGAAATACCGAAACATAAATTGGATTGATTCTAGATTGCCGCACCATGCGAACAAACTGTTTACGGTCCTGGGCCGGCATCATTGACAATTTAATCGGTAAGACCTTATGGATTGTCCCTGCGCGTCCAGTCTGCGTTCCAGCGTTCGTTCGTTTGATCTCACTGCTGTCAGCAATGCGCGGGGTTACGTCTGAAGGCTGGTATTTAGTCTCCCAATATTTGCCAACAACAGCTTGCGCAATATTGATGGCACCAATTGGGTTTGCTGGGTCGTCAATCTCAATTATAAGATAGGCACAGAGCATTTCTGGAATCCACATCTCCGCGCAAGTTCCGCCGCCATAAGTGTACGCGCAGGAGCTCTGTGCCACGGTCCAACCATCCAGCACAATTTGCTCGGCTGGTGCAGCGACCTTCCAACCGCTGTCGAATGAGCTAGTCTGTTGCCAGTTGTCGCTGTAGCCTAGAGGACGAGTTGAAGTTCCACCTGTATTGTTCGGGTAATACGAAGAGATTGTACCGTATTCGAATTGGGCACCCCACACGTAGAAGCCGTATCCAGCAATGCCTGTGTATAGCAGTACGGGCTGTCCGCTGCCGTTGAGCGAACCAGCCACTAGTCGTGGAACGATGTTCCCTGCGGCGGTGGTGGTTCGGGTTGCCCAGACCCTCCACCAGCCGTTACCAATGTTCTGCATGCCATGCGTCCAGCCACCATCCACGTCCATCGTGACAGTGCCGGCAGCCAGGTCAAAAAATGCTCGCGAGCCGAACGGTGCAGCCGTGTTCGCAGTGTTGTCGAATTTGATTGCGACAAGGGTTCGTTCTGCGGCCCTCACAAAGAATGAAACGGTAACCTGTTGTCCGGCAGGAACAGCCCAGACTTGGCTGATATACTTCTCGCTTCCTGTTTGCTCCTTGAATTTTTCGACGCCACCGGCGCCAGATGGTGCCTTCACCCCAGCGGCATCAGCTTCGGTGGTCCCGATAGTGGAACTCCATTTGGACCAAGCAGCGTTGCTGAAGCTCTCACTGTATTTGGCGTAATTGGTCTTTGTCCCCTCGCCGTTTGCGCGCACCCGCCACAAAGCGCTAGGCGAAAGGCCACAAATTGGCAGAACAACTGCCGAGATCCTTTCTGCAGTGTTCCACCCAGCTTCGATGCGCGCGGTAGTCCCGACCGACTGGTAAACTTCAGTCTTGTCGGTGCTAAGAATATTACCCACACTAAGAACGCCTGCTGTGGTCAAAGCGCTTAGTGTGGCACGTTTGAGGACGTTGTCCGAGATCACTCGCATTTTATTTCCGTTCGGATGGTGGAGGCGACTGGTAGCGTGCCAGTTCTTTAATATTGGCGTTCACGCAGTGGTTCGGTCCTTGGAAGGGGTGGAAGATAAAGTCGATGATTACTTTCCAGAACTTGTATGGGTAACGGTGACCCAGGCGGCCGCAACGAGCCGACAACGTTTCGTCGGGCCAGCCGAAAAGGATCGTGTTCACTAACTGGTCAACGCCAATGAGAACATTGCTGATGTATTTCAGAATAGCTAAAGCAGTCTTCTTCATGTTACCCCCTAGTTATAGGCCGAGTATCTCACGCAGCCACTTAATGAAATTGTCCCACGAAGCAACTGCTGCGTCAAGCATCTCCAGCGAAGTTGCTGCACGCATCTCAGCCTGGTGAAGAAAGCGAACGTTGCGCATCTGAAGCTCAGCCCAGCGAAACGCGTCAGCACGCTCAATGATTTGTTGTGCTGCCCACACTTCACTTTGCACTTGCCCGGTCGGGTTGTTTAGCGCGTGCCCTGTGATGTACCCGGAAGCAGGGGAGGGTTTCGGGTCAGCTGCAATGTACGCACGCGCTGCGCTCTCGGCGTTAGCGTACTCCGTTGCACGCAGACCTATTGCGTCTTGATAAACCGAGTCTACATCAGGGTAGGTTTTAGTGACTGCTGCGACCTTCTCGTCCTCCAGCACCGCACGGTCTTCCCATTCGACGGCACCGTTGCGCAGATAGGCTACTTCGGTATCGCGGCGCCCTTCACGCGTGAACTCGCCGTCAAAGGCCACGATTGTTTCGCCAGGGCAGGAGGAGAAAACAGGCGTTGTTGGGCCATTGTTCGGATTGTCGATCCAGCCTGACGCAGAGATAACACCGTCTTCGCGCACAAATAAAATATGTTGTTGGCTCATTTCGTACCTCGCTTAAGCGCCGTTACCATAGCCGACAAGGCACCGAATAGACCGGCTGACCACTGCGCCGCTACCCTCATCAATAAGTACCAAGCCGATGTTTACCGATACCGTGATGTTCTGCCCACGACAGCGGAATGAGCAGCTAGTGGCCGATGGATCGCTGGTCATCATCGCGTCGCCTTCGACTACGGTCAGTGACCATTGGTAACGCAGATTGCCGACTGCACCAGACACCGTGGCGAATGCCGTAAAGTTCTCGTAGTTGAACGTGTTTGCCCGATTGCGCTGATTGGTAAAAGACAACGTGGCACTGAGCGATACTTGAATACGCGCGTTGTACAGAATCGTGTTGTCCAGCGTTAGTTGCCTATTCACCAAAGAGAAGCCGGGGGCTAAAATAGTCCCGTCAGCTCTAGCTTCAAGAAACGCGCCCTGCCCGTCAATGTTGTTCCCTAGCAGGATGCCTTCAGGTCCGAAGTAAGAGCCTCTTCCACCCGGCGCGGGCCATGCCCATCCATTGAAATCACCTGTAGCGATATAGCCCCTTGCTCGCAGAGAATTACAAAAGATGTCGCCATTACGCTGTAGTAGCCAGCCGGACCCGCCCGTACTAGTCTGACCGTTCCAAGCGTTGCTATAAATGTCACCACCGATTTGTGTGTTACCGATTGACCCCGGCGCAACATAATTGTTGATCGTGCGCCAGTCGAGAACGTTATCGCTCCACGCAGTTCTTACTTTGCCGCGTTCCAGCTTGACATCGTAAATCAACAACTGCGATGCGTTCTTACCTGTGAAGATACGAACCTGACAGTTTTCTAGGCTCGCCTGAGTCCCGGTGCGCCAGTGAAGTTCGTAAGACCCCATGCCAACCTGAACTGCTACTACTCCTTCCGGTAGATCGTCTGGGAACAGGTCGCAGATAACCTCACGAACGCCTCCAGCACCATCGTTAGTAGCTTTGAAACTAAGTGTGTAGTCTGTGTTTTGGTTGAGCGAGAAAGTGCGCGAGCGGAACAAAGCAAAATCCGAATTCGGAAAAACCTTGTGAATGCCGTTACGGGCATAATCTGCCGTAACGTTTGTATCAATGTAGGTCCAAGCTGCCCCTTCGTTAATCCACAGGTCGATTCGCTCAAGAATGTTCGGGTTAAGCTGCGTTTGTTCTGCCAAGGTCGCCCCGGATCGTAGAACCACGCCTCCCTTTCCGTCGTAGAGCGTGGCAGTGCCACCGTCTACCACAAACAACGGCTGGCCGTTAGGAGCTTCCGTACGGAACGACCTAGACACTACGTACCCATCTTTGCTGACCCTGAAGGGGGCGTTGGCCCACGAATCAGAACCAGACCACATATCACCAACTGGTGACACATGCCAGCTGTTGCTTCCAGAACCAATGTGGATCTCGCCACCAGTAATGACGCCCAGATTGGAAATAATGGCTGAGAGCGTACCAACCTTAAGTGACGACCAGTAAGGGATTGACCACACTACGGTGTTCGTCGCTGGGTTGTAGATACCGTCGGACTGGTACAGGAACTGGCCTGCCGACAGTGTGGGAACAGTCTTGGTCCAGGCGCCAACAATCCCGCCACCGTTCGGGCTCGGGACGCTGCTGCGGCCAGACGTGTTTGCCGGTACAGTGGTTGTCGCAGGCGTGACGGACGCGCAGTAGGCGGTGACATAGCTTGCGCCTTCCGTACCCGTCCCGTTATTACCCGAATAACCCACAGCGCGAATTGATGCGTTTTGCCAGTTGAAATCTGTCTGTGCGTTCGCAGCGGAGTCGGTAATGAAAACGCGCGCCGCCCATAACGTCATCCCTGGAGACGGAGCGTCACCCGGAGTTAAACCCCAGCCTGTAGGCGCTGCACCGAACGTTCCGTTAGACCATGTCAGCTGCGCTGGGCCAGTTGGACCCGATGGGATGGTAGCAGCCCATTTAAAGACAACAGCTTCACCCGAATTGACCCCGCTTGTGCCGTTGTTCCCGTTATTGCCGTTCTGGGCCCATGCGACTACGGTCGACGAAGCGTAGGAAACAGTTGTGCTGACAGCACTAGCTGCCACGCTTAAGCCGACAGCGACGCTAAACAGCTGAGTCCCGGGCGTGCCAGGGTTAGTTGGTACAGCTACGCTCCAGCCGTCGCTCCCAGCATACGCGGTGTTTACGCCCGCCGCCCAGGTGAACGTTGACGAATTGTTTGGGCGTGCAGGGGGTGAACCTGCCGGGGCCCACTTCCACAGATAGGCTGTGCCGGTCTTATTTGGGCTGACACCCGCATCACCTTTGACACCGTCTGCGATTTTGCTGACGGTTGTAGACTTAGTATAGGTCGTACCGTCATAAGCGATTGTGGCAGTAATGACGGCAGTATCGGTCGTCATATTTGCAAACGTCAACGTTGCGCTGTTACCGTTGACCGTAAGCGTTGCGCCGGCTGTAGCTGACCAGTTTACAGTTCCCGGGATGTTCAACAGCGTTGCTTCGAAGGTGTACGATCCGGGAGTGCTGTCCCCTGATACCACCTTGAAAACGGCGGATGACGGATAAAGGAACATGCCTCTGTCCGTCGGCGGGGTGAACCGTGGGTTCACCAAACGCATCATTACATCACGGTCGTTCAGGATGGTGGCCATTAGATCATCACTTCCACATTTACTTCAAAACTATTAATGTCAGGGGTTACACCAGTTACAACAGCGAAAGCGCCGTTCTCCAAATCGTACCAATCCGCGAACACTTGTACAGCTTGACCGAGCGTTAGCATCAGGTGGTTTGCGGTGAGCCGAGCAGTGTATGTCCCGCGTGCAACCTGCTCAACTACGAGTTGACGATTGGCTTCAGTCTGAGCGCTGGTGCCCACAATTATACAGGTGTCGCGCTGCGCCGGCTCCTGATTTAACTTATACAGGTCCGCAACAGTTTGATTCTTTGCAACAACCTCCAGCCATTCTTTCTTATAGAGGTCTTTATGTTCCTCGGGAAGTGTGGTCAGCAGATTGTCCTGCACCGTGTAGTTCTTGCAGTAACCTAACTTGATTGCTGCAACCGGCTCTGTCAGATCCACCAATGTGAGCGGCGCATCGTCAAACTGATGCGCACGCTTGATAACCGTTGTAGCGCTGGTCGGGAAGTTAATCTGAATCAGCTGCAACAAACCCTCGCGTGACACAACCATCTGCGCACGGACGCTGGAGGCAAGCTGACGGCATACTTCAATAACGTTCGTACGGTCTTTGATGTAGATGCCAACAGGGTGCGGATTGGCAGTCTCGAACGAGTCCAGGTTTGCGGTATCGAGATCTGTATTTGAAAAACGATCCGAGAGCTTACCGAACCCGGTGGCAATGCGGCGAATGATGTTCGTAATCGTGTTCCGGTAAACACCCCCAAACTTGTCACCCTGTACGCTGCAAGTAATGACACCTGCCGCCTTTTGGTTGAGGGTGAACGTGCCAGTTTCATGGTCAGCTGTAAACAAGACAGGCTTGCCGTTGTCTCGTACCTCAAAGATGTTTTCGACAGGGCCGTCGTGAATCTGGTATTTGTTGGGCCCCACCATGAGCGGGGTCACGTTGTGGCATTCCCCGAAGCAGAGCGGAATAAGGCTATTCTTATTTGTGGTGGTCCCGCCCAGCAGTTTTTCACTGATAGGTGTGTTCAATTGCTGGAGCTTGTCCACCATGCTGAGCGCAAGCGTATAACGGTCCTTTGGGGCGCACTTGCCCACAATACCCGTCCAGTAGAGTTTAAAGTCCGCACGGTCCCAGCGGGTGTCGCCGATGTACATTCGGATCTTACGGTTCTTCCAAACGTCCTTGAACCAGCTTTGTCGCCCTGCGGTAAGATCGATCTCAAGCGCACCAATAGATACGCTGGCTTCTGCACTCAGGGAAATCTTAGCAGACACCGCGATGCTACCTGACACAATCGCCGAATACGGCGTTGCAACAGGTGCGTTGATGTACTGCTTATCGCTCAAATAACGAGTGATGGGGTTACCGCCACTCGTCACTTCAATCTCGTAAAGCACGACCCGCTGGGCCGTGCTGTCCAAGAGCCATGCTTCAAATTGCGCTTGAGTAATCATTCCATTGCCATCGAAAGGACGTTGTTTTTATACGACGAGTTAGCTGCCGAGGACATTATACCACTAACAGTAGTTTGAGCGGCCCCGGCAGTCACCTTAGCATTCGAAGTAATAACGTTTGCAGTGTTGGTGTTCGCCTCAGCACGCATGCCCGAAACTTCTTCGCGCAGTGCTTTCAGCTCAGCTGCCATCATCGCCTTTTCCGACGCGGTGGTCGGGTTGCCGCTCAAGCTTGGCATTGCTGCCGCCGGACGAGGATCACGGATTGCCCACAACACATCGTTCAGGGTGTTGTTCAGGTTGGTGATGCCTGCAACCTGAGCATTCAGTGCATCCAGCGACAGCTGCTCGACGCTTGCCTTCGCAGTAGCCCACTGCTCCATCTCTTCCGTAATGCGCAGCACCTTGGCAAAGTCCGAGCTGTACTTCGGATCCGAGGCATTGACCACACGAGACGCTTGCAGGAATGCGTTGGCGGCTGCACTGATCTGCGACTGCGCTTCCTCGTCCCCGGTCTTAGCTTTCGCCACCGTGTTGTCAAATTGACGCAGAGCTTCAAGGTACTGTTGCTCAGGGGTCAGTGTGGTTAGATCGCTTAACAGCAAGCCGTCGCGCATTTCACGCATGGACTGCGCAAACGTCTTCAACTTCTCGATCGTCTGCGACAAGCTCTCTTTGTTTGTGTCCTGCGCCTCTTTTTGCTTCTTGAGCAATTGGAGGTAGTCGAACAGCGAGCGGTTGCTTTCATCAAGCTCCTCGCGCTGCTTTGCAATCAGCTGCGCAGGGGTCATCACCAGTTCGTCGATCTCGTCCTGGATGCTTTGGCGTTCTTCTGCAATCGCCTTCGTTACATCCAAGATTTCCTTGAACGCTGGCACCAGCCCCATCAGTGCAGCATATGCCTCTGCACCGTACTGCGTGGTGGTATCCAAGCCTTCGATAAACTTACGGAACATCTCTTCGGAGTTAGGCTGACTGGTAGTCAAACCGTACTTAGCGAAGGTCGGGTCCAGCTGTCCTTTTAGGAATTTGGCTTTTTCTTTATCCGTGTAGAACGTATCCAAGAAGGTGCTCGCTTGGCTTACGAACTCTTCCAGGCCACCGGACAATTCGATCAGACGCGAACGTGCCGCAACAGACGAAAGACCAATCTGACCAAACGTCTTATTGAACGATTGGAACACGGTGTCGATAGTTTGGTATTCTGCGGCAATGCGAACCAGCGTTTCAAGCTGACCCTCACCAAGCTTGGCGTAATCGTTCAGACCTGCAACCATTAGGCTGGCCATGTCGTCGCCAAGCTTAGAAACGACAGCTTCGATTTCTTTTTGGATCTCTTCTGCGCTAAGATCCTTAAAACTAATCTTACCGAAGTCGATAATAATAGATTTCAAGCGTTCATTGAACGCAGCACCACCGATGCCCAGTGCTTCACCAGCAGCATTAATGGTTGTAGACAAACCCTTGAAGATGAGCGCAAATTGGTCGTTTACATCTTTGTCCAAGGCGGTCAGTTGCGTCTTGTACTTATCGCTATGGAAGATGCCGCCGTCTTTCTTTGTATCAAGGTACTGGCTCATCACAAGCCCGCCGTTTACAATATTGCCAACGGAGGTTTTGTTAGCGGTCAAGCCTGTATCTAAATTCGTGGTCTTACCGCCAAAGATCGAATTAGTCAAACTTGCGTACTGTTTTCCAAGCCACTCACCGCCAGGCATGGATTTCAAAGGGGAGCCAATGAGCGAGCCCAACGAGCTCATACCGCCATACGTGTTGGCAGGCATATCTCCGGTTACGCCATTGTTCAGCAGAATACCACTCAAGCCACCGATACCTGCTTGAATGGCGCGTAGAGCTTGCAGCATCCCGCTACCGATGACAAGATTCTGGTAGGTGTTGTCTTCAATCAGCTCAAGAGACTTAGAAATGGATTCCGACTTAGCGTCTACATTGCCAAACACGGTCCCGGTCCCTTGAGCTTCTTGACGATCCTTGGCCACATTAACGTCACTGAACTTACCGCTGATGGCCACACCAAGCCCAGCAACGATCGCAGCCATTGCTGCCATACGTGCGAATGCGGAATACGAATCGCCTTGACCTTGAGTCAAAATTGCAGAGATGCCTTTCGGTACGAGCTCAGCGATGGTCAGAGCAAGCTCTGCCGCGTGGAACACCTGCGACATCACCATCAATGCTTTATAGCCCTTCGACTGTTCGTCAAAGAAGCCGGCAGCAGCACCAGCCATGTTCCCGTATTCGTTCATACGGTTACGGGCAGAAGCTTGGTTGTATTCGTTCTGCGCTTTAGCATTACGCGCTTCTTCGTCTTGCAAGCCTTCGTTTTCTTTTTTGGACTTGCGCAGCTTGTTGTCCAGTTGCAACTGTTCTGCCGTACCACGCGAGAATACTTTGAACAGTTCACCGGCAGCTTTGCCACCTTTGCCGAATGCCTGCTCCAGCGCTTTAGCGATATCGTTGCCGGCCTCTTTCCAGGACTTTGCGAGGTCGTCTGCTTTCTTGAAGTCTGCTTGCTCAGCATCCAGTTTAGCACCAATATCCTTCAAGCGATTGATGTCGGCTTGTGCTGCGATAAGCTTTTGGAGCGCAGCCAAACGCGCACCGTATGCAGCAATGGCAGCTTTATTTTGCTCGTCCTCAGGCTTAGCTTTTTCGGTGTCAAGCAGCGCTTCAAGATACAGCGCGTCACGCTTACGCTGCTGGTCAGCTTCGTCAGCCAAAGCGATAGCCACCAGCTGACGCTGAGCAGCGGTCTTACCGATCTCCTCGTTGTACTTTTTCTGCGCCTCGATCTTCTTATTCAACTCTTCCAACTCACGAGCACCGTCTGTGGTGATATTGCCCACAGTGGTCTTGAGAGCTTTCTTGTTTGCGCCGACTTCATCACGATCAAGGTTTTCGCCTGCGGCGCCGTTGCTGTCGATTGCTTTATCCAAGGCGGCGCGGATGTCTTGCATCTGTTTCGCCACCTTAGCGCGCTCCACCTCAGTCTTGGCGCTGAAGCCTTTAAGCGCCGCCACCTTCTTATCGTAGACTGCTTGCGCCGCGGAAAGCTCCTGCGCTTCAATTGCACGCAGTTTGTTGTAGTGTTCAGCGACACTCGACTCACCGTCGCGGAACGCGTCTTTCTCTTCCGCAACTTGTGCGTCAATGGCACGCTTGGCTTTATCGCCTTCGTCCTCAAATTTGGAAAGCTGGGTTTGCAGTTCGATCCAGCGCGGATCGTCTTTGTTGGTGTTACCACCGCCGCCACGGTTGTACTTCGCCCGGATGTCCGCAACGGTTTTCTCAACACGCTCAGCGTTAATGATCTTCAGCTCACCGCTTGCGATAGCTGCTTCAACAGCAGCTTGATTATTGGCCGCGTCAATGTTGTGCGTTTTTTCCCATTGGTGGATGATGTCACGGTTTGCCATCGTCACACCTTGCAGGTAACGCTGGATGTACGTTTCTCCGATCTGGTTGCGCGAACGTGCGTGGGTCTCAATGTAATCAACCTCGCGCTGACCGAACACACCCTGTTGCTCAATCTGTTTGTCTTCCGACTTCTTCTGCGCAGCGAGTTGCTCGTCGTCGAACTTTTTCTGCAGCTGTGCAACGACACCAGCTTGCTTGGCGTACTGAGCAGCGACGGCCATAAAACGGCCTTCGTAGATATTCTTGGTTTTTGGATTCGCCATACCGGCAGCGAAACCCTCCGACGCTTGCTCCAAAGCTTTCAGTTGCTGCTTGGCAGCGTCCAGGAGTTGACCTGTACTGTCTTCCTTACCCCACTCCTTCATCGCATGACCGATCTCTTGGATGATCTGCTTGAAGCCGAGGTACGAAGCCATCAGGTAGCCAACATTCTTATCCTGCTTTTGCAGACTTTCGCTCATGCGGTCGGCAATTTCAATCATCGCCTCTTGGTTGCGACCTTCCAGCGCAAGCAGACGGATACGCTCATACGACTGCGCATTCAGGAAGTGATACGTCTCGTTTTGCTTCGCAGCCCACTCGGCAATCTTGTTCTGCATTTCGTTGAAGACTTTGCCGTGCACTGCACCAAGCTGCTGGAACATGCCCACAACTTGCTCCGTGGACTGTCCGCTCAAACGTTGGAAGTTCAGTGCTGCACCGCCAATAGCTTGCAGCGTGTCGGCAGTAAACTTACCAGTCGCGTTCAGTGCGAGCAGCATTTCGGTTGCCGTGCCGATTTGACCGTGCACGTTACCCTTCAGCTCCAGCGCCATTTCGTGCAGCGAGTCTCGGGTTTGACCCGAGAAGCCGCCGGTCAACTGCATGACGTTATTGAACTTGTAGAGCTCGCTAGCGCCCTTAGCCATTTCCCAAGCGACCGTACCCAGCGTAACAAGCATGGCGAGCGCAGCGACACCAAAGCCAGTGAACGCCAGCGAGGCCATGTTGGTATACTCAGCCAGCACCATCATGGATGCAGGCATACGGCTAAAGCGACCCTGCACCATTTCATGCAGCAGAACAATAATCTCTGAACGCGCACGCGACGATTGGAAGCTAATTTTGCTCAGCGCGTCCGCCACCGAAGTGGCAGGAGCGTGGGCAGACGAATGCGTAGCCTTCAAGGCTTCTTGTGCAGCCTTAAGGTCATTGACGTGTTTGGTGTAGTTGGCAAGGTCAGCTTGAGCTGCCTTCGAAAACAACGAGTTAAACGTATCACCGCCGATGCCGGTGTTACCCTTGTAAGCCGCGAGCTTTTCCAGCTCAGCAATCTTTTGCTTGGTCGACATCTCTGCATAGCGGATGTCCATCTGCGCCGCCTTTTCAGCAGCGGCTAGATCCTTTTCGCGTTGTTGCGTCTTGCGCAGGTAAATCTGTTCAGCTGCTTCCATTTGACGGAACGCAGCGTATTCAGCGGCGCTGGTGGCCGCAGCAATGCGTGCCAGCTCTTTGCGCTGGTGTTCTTCGGCTGCAAGTTCATCAGCCTTGCGCTGTGCCTGCTTTTTCAGGAAGACAGCTTCATTCGCTTCCATCTCTTTCAAAGCTGCGTATTCGGCCGCAGCGGTACGCTTGAGGTACAGCTGTTCAGCAGCTTCCATTTCCTTCAGCGCAGCGTATTCAGCAGCTTCGAGCTTTGCCTTACCGATTGCGATTTCTTTTTCAATGTGGGCAGTAAGAGCAACTTCGTCAGCTTTCATCTGTGCTTGCCTTTTCAGGAACACAGATTCGTTTGCTTCCATTTCACGGAAAGCAGCGTACTCAGCTGCCGCTGTGCGCTTTAGATACAGCGCTTCAGCAACTTCCATTTCTTTCAGTGCAGCATACTCGGCGGCCGCAGTCTTGCGATTGCCGATTGCAATTTCTTCTTCGACGTGTTTGACCAGCGCAGCTTCGTCGGCGGTACGCGCAGCAACGCCTTTCAAGTAGACCGATTCATTAGCCTCCATCTGGCGGAAAGCGGCATACTCTGCGGCGGCGGTGGTTTTCAGGTAGAGCGCTTCGTGCGCCTCCATGGTACGGAACGCAGCATACTCCAGCTTTGTCATTTCCTTAGTCTGGAGTTCCAAAGCTGCGATCAGTGGCGCAGCAGCTTCCGCGACGCCCAGCTCAGCTGCTTTCATGCGTTGCAGTTCGGCGGTAGTCTTACCAGCTTGCGCGTTCATGACGGTCAACTGGTCGATGAAGCGTTGACCAGCCAGGGTCAGCTCTTCCTTGGCGCGTGCAGCGTCGCGCTCTGCTCTAGCAATGTCAGCAGCAGCCTTTTGTTCTTTTTCCCATTCAGCTGTCAATTGCTGAATTCGGTTCTGGTGCTTCTTTGCTGACTGCTCAAGCCATTCGTTGTTCTTCTGAACGGCAGCACTCATGTCGTTGATGCGACGTGTCTGCACAATCGTGGCGGTGCCGAACGAGTTCAGTTCAGCTTCCGCCTTAGCTGCATCTGTGGTTACACCAAGATGCAGACTTGCAATATCAGTACCGCCACCACCGCCGGAATTAGGGCTTGACATTTTTCGCTTCCTTCTCGTTACAGAATCGACGGTATTCTTCGTCGATTGCTCGAATACATCTGCGCTCAAAAGGCGTCAGTGTAACATCCATCCCCTGCGCCCATGCTGTGATTTCTAGATGGGTTATCGGGCAAAAGCCCATTCCGTTGTTGGTGCGAGTCCCGTCCAGTTCGCAGTAATAGCCCCAAATGTGGGAAAGCTCATAAGGGCATTGTATCTCCTCCGGAACCTCCTCAAACGTCTTTTCAGTTACAACAAGGGCAGCGAAAGCTGAACTCTTGGCAACGTCGACGTGTTCCTGTGTCGACGCACCATCCTTCTGCTTGCTGCCCCAGTAAAACTGATTTTTGGCGTAAGCCTTTAGATCGCTTAGGAGGCTTTCGAGAAATTTGCTTCTTCGTCGAGGTCGTTCAAGACCTTAGCTTGCCACTGCGGCATCTTGTTGAACATGGTTTCCAGCAGGTCTTTGCTGAACTCGACGGGCTTGCCTGCGCGGTCGAAGCCGAAGAAGCCGGTAACCACAGCCATCGCGGTCGAGCGGTCGTTGCGCGCCATCGTTTCGGTCACGACTGCGGCGCCTTCTTCGGTTGCGGTGTCGATTGCTTTCTTGCGCTTGCCGGCGCGCTGGATGTTCTCGGTCTTGATGGTGGCTTGGTTGGCCTGGTACTCGGCGCTGTTTTTGCCGACCATGATGAAGCCCGAGACCGGATCGCCGTTGTCGTCGAAGATGACGCCACACTTGTGGGTCAGCGACGGCATCTGGTCCAGCAGGTCCAGGTCGAAGCCAGCGTTAGCGATGATTTGTGCAGCGTTCGGATTTTGTGCGGTGTTCATTTTATATATTCCAATTATAGTTTGGTTTTACTTCGAAAAAGACTCCCGGCTTTCACCGGGAGTTAAAGCACAAGCCGATGTCCGTCAGCTTGATCGTTACAGTTCGCTGTTACACGAACGCGCTGTCTTGAACAGCGAAACTCGTTGGATACGTGCCGTTGGTGGTGCCACCGTCGACGTTTTCCAGTGCGGTGAACGGCATGGTCATCACCAGGCCGGTATCGCTGTCGTCGCGGTCTGCGCCACCCATCTTGCAGCGTGGGAAGCTGTAAGCCTTGAAGCCGGCGCCGGGAGTGTTATTGGTGGTGAACACGCAGTAGATGCCGACTTCCGTTTCGTTCAGGAAGTAGTCGCGCATCGTTGCGTCCGAGAACAGCACGGTGATCTGGCCGTCCACCGTCATCGCGCCAGGGAAGATGTCCGGTTCAACGTTGCTGCCCACAACACCGCCGATCGAGGCATGGTTACCCTTGACCGAGAAGTTCATGCCGGTGATGAGTGCGACGGGTACGCCGTTCACGTACAGCAGCCCGTTCGCCGACGCCAGGACCGCACCGTTACCAGCCGCAGCCGGCGAGGTGAAGTATTGCGTGTCTTGCGGCGACATGTCCAGACCTTTGATCTGGTAGTCGACGGTCATCATGCCCGAGCCTGGCAGCTTGACGTCCATCTGCGTGACCACACAGTCCGTGAACACTTCCGAGCTGCCGGTCGGCACGTCGCTCTGGAACTGCTCGATGGTGTAGTAGTCGCGGGTAAAGTTGGTCGTCGCCATCGCGCTGTGCTTGCCGACTTCGGTCAGGGTCACTGCGCCGGTTTCGGTCTTGGCGGTCATCAGAACACCGTCCAGGCGAACCACGTTCATGGTCTTGCCGTTCGCTGCGATCGACACGACGAACAAGTTGGCGCCGTTGTTTGCCACACCGGTGGTCGTGAAGCCCGAGGCACGAATCACCATGCCGACGCGGAAGCCTTGCGTGATGAAGTTGTTTGCGGTCGTGGTGAGGGTGCCCACGGTTGCGTTGATATCGCCTGCTGCGGCGGTCAGGGTGATCGACGGGACGACCAGCGCACGGTTGATCGATTCTTCGAACTGCTGGTAGGTGCCAACCGAGACTTCGCCGCTGATGGTGCCCTCGACCGAGCGCGTACCGTGACGCATGTCGGACTTCTGTTGCGACGGACGCTTTTCGTTCGACTGGTAGGTAGCCTTTTTCAGACCGATCGTGGAGGTAACGCGGCGCATGTAGCGCGAAGTACCTGCTGCACCGGCAGAAGCTTTGGCGTTGAGGCCGGTCTGCTTCTTGACGATGAGGAGCTTATTAATACCTGATGCGATAGGCATGATTCTTCCTTCAATTATAGATAGATGTCGGCGTAAAACGGGACTCGCACGATTACGACATAACTTTCATCGTGCGGTACACCAGTCCCGATTTCGGGGGTACGGTCAATGACAGTGGTGATACCGTTACTGCTAAACGTCGATCCCCTCGGGAACGTTTTACGAATCAGCTCAGCCCTCAACTTTGCCGATCTTGAACCAGTTAGAAGCGGGTAGTACAGAGTCAACTGCATGTACCCGCGTTCCCGATAGAAAGTTGCGTCCATCGTTACGTCGTCTGGTTGCACAAACAGAAAGTTCACCTTCTGCCATGGAACATCCACGACGGGGGTAAAGAGCGTGTTCTCCCAAGCGGTCGGCAATTCCGGCATAGCTGCAAGCGCAAGCTCAAGGGCCGATTGGATCGCGAGTTGAGACACTTACTTCCCCCTGTTAATATATTCCATTTCGCACTGACGCACGATCTGGTTGAACTCCATGCGAGTCCGTTGTACCATCCCGCCCGGTGGCACCATCGCGGAGTGCAATCCGGTTTCCAGCAAACGGGCGTAAGGCACGTTGTTCACAAAATAATACGTATGACCCATCGGCCACCGCGGAATCGACTTGCGCATGCGCATCTTGGATGCTGCACCGCTAGGGTCCGAAACCGCAATCCAGCCACCAGGCACAACATCGCATCCAAGCTGCCAGTTATTGATAAACTGACCGGGGATGTAACCCTTCGGCCAGTAGGGTGGATGCCAACGCTTCGGGTCACCAATCACCGAATAATAATGGAGTCGTTCGCCAATGCGAATCAGCACCATCTTTGTTACGTCTTGCATCGCACCTTTAGCTTTCAAGATAAACTTGAAAACATCATTTACTGCAATGGCGTTAAGCGCGATCGAATCTTTGCTCATGCTCTCAGCACCACAAGATAAAACACAGGCACACCAGCTGGACCAACAGACTGCACGTCGGCAACGGTATAAGTCACACCCTGCACGATCATTTGGTCTTTCGGCTGGGGCTCACTACCAGTTGCATCGACATACAGCCAACGCTCGGCGCTATGAACCAGCGTACCGCGTTCGACGTTGTTACCGTACTGTGGGCCAATGCGCGTACCAGGCTGATCGGTAACGAGCGCTTGGAGTGTTTCGTCCGTGTGCGCTGGGGCGCTTGTTACAACCTCCTGCGTTGCCGGGTTGTACACACCGGCACTATACGCCAGCTTACGCAAAATCACATCCTGCCCATACTTGGCAAATGCTTTTTTGACCGTTTTAGCTGTTCGTGTGTAATCCATAGCGCCCATAGTAGCATGGACGCATAGGCATTGCAAGTGTTTCTTGCGTTCTTATACTCGCGACAACCGGATGTTGCCCCGCCCACTACGCAGATATACGCGAAGCATGTCATCAACTTCGGTATAGCGCACAGCAGCGCTGGAACCTTCGTCGTACTTTGTGGTAATCGGTCCAACGGTTTCCTGAATCACCAGACGTTCTTGATCTTCTACCAGTGGCCCGGATGCAGCACGCAGGGCGAGTTCCGCAATGGCGTTTTTGATTTCTTTCGGGATAACCCGGTAGTCGCGCTCAACACCATCGATAACCACACCACTGCGTGGCCAGTCCAGTTCCTGCGTGCAGCTCACCCGGCAGCCCTTCCACCGCATGGCGTAGCGACCACTAAAATAGACCATCGCACGGAAGATGGCCTGCTCCTTGTGGTCATCAACCATACCCATCCAGTCGGGGTTGCCGCGCTTCAGGAAATACGCATCAGCAAAAGCAGTGTCGATATACGACTCTGCGTCACGTACTACGGAACCATCCTCAACGATCAACATGATTATTTCCTTTTCTTTGCAAGCGGGTATTTCACAAGCGGAGTGGCCGGCTTTGCAGGTGTGGGCGCAGGCACTCCGATACGGTAGTTGACGGGCAAGTCTGCGCGCACGGGTTTCATTAGTGGTCCACCTTGCGGAAGCAGATGGTGCGGTCGAACTGCTCGCCGTTCACGCACAAGATGCGGAACGTGCAATAGCTGTCAGCTTCGGTTGCGCCGATACCAGTCAGGAAGCATTTAACCTTGGACCCGTTGAATTCCGGATCCGCGAGCTTTACCATACCTGTGCCAAGATTAACGTCAACCGACGCAATGCTGGTCCCGGAAATGGACAAGTCTTCAGCGACGTCCGCACCGTACCAATATTTATCGTCCGGGTCTTTTTTGAACCAGGCCTTGTCGCCTTCAAACGTTGGTTCCTCGATAGCCATTATTTAAACTCCACTGTGCGGTTTTGTGATCCAAATTTTACTTCACGAATTTGCGAAGTTTCAAACTTTGCTTCACGATTTTGTACGTTTTTGAAAACAGCTGTCCTGTCTCTTGCGGGGAAAACAGCAATTCGTTCTTGTGATGAGAACACTGCCATGCGTTGCGGGGGAACTTCCACGCTTGGAGGGGTATCGCCCAGGATGCGATAAACAACCATCAGATCGCAGCGAACCGCACCAGCAATTCTATAACCTGCGCTCAAATCTCGAGACACCGCATTGCGTAAAGCGTAGCCGGCAAGCAGATCTTTATTTACCGATTTGCGTACTGCATAACTCACGCTCAACGATCTGCCGGTTGCACCCCGGATAGCATAGTCAACGGCGAGCTCGGCAAACGCTACCGATCCCAACACTGAATAGCTGACCGCCAAATTACGTCCCACCGAAGACCTGACAGAATAATCCTGGGCAAGGTTGACACCAATAGCAACCCTGACAGCATATTGCACGGAGAGCGTTTTGCCCACACTACTCCGCACAGCATAACTGGCGCTCAGCGTGAGGCCAACCGCTGCACGCACGGCATAAGTTAGGCTTAGGTCTTTTCCGACCGGAGTTCTGACTGGCGCACTTACGCTAACGTCAACATAGCCATAGCCGGGGACAAGATATTGCCCCGATGTGGTTGGCTCGTCAACGTAACCGTATCCGGGAATGAGACGCTGCGCCATTATGCCGCCCGCTTCGGGTCCACGTACATGACGGTGTTAGGCCGTGCCAGCGTAATCTTCCATAGCGCCCCGCCGGCGGTCTGCGGCGTGAATGTCAGGGACAGTCGCTGGGGGCGAGGTGCAACCATACTCGCAGCAGCCCATGCCGCTGTGCTGGACGCAATCGCCTTTGGCGCCCCAAGTGGTACGACGCGGGATCTATAAAAAGTGCTCTTCGGCGCGCCGCACTCCTGCACTTCGACCCACACATCCGCATCGGTTAGCGTCACGCCATCTGTGAGCACGTCGATGGTGAAGGTTAGCGGTGCGCCGGTGGAAGGAATAACGAAGAACTGCTCCTCGGATTCCAGACCGATCATGCCGGGCGTGGGGTTTGCATTCGTTTCCATTCGCCAAGAATAGGAGACGCCGCTATCAACCGCCCCGTTCTGCTTCAGGACGCCAGTGTCGGACCGAATCGTTCCGCTGAATGCTGCCACGTTCATGCGAATACGAGTTGCACCCGAATCGCAGTTGTGCATGGTGGCCCGGAATCCCGGATCAATGACGCCCTGTACCAGCTGTCCGGTCCAGTTCGGTGGCAATAGCGAATTCCGGATGGTCGCGCGCCCGGTGCAGTTGGCACCACTGAAAATGTCCGCACCCGGCGAGATATTGGTGAAATCGACACCATCGATGGAAATGAAAGATCCACGCCCGCTGGAGCCGCAGCGGAACAGATATGACTGGCTACCGTGCACGCTGGTGTACGAGCCGCCACGCCAGTTCAACTCTTGGTAGATCGCTAACGATTGCAGCGAACCTGTGAATTTGATATCAACATTGTTAAAGATAAAACGAGAACGTGCGTTGTTGGTTCCTGCGCTCGACCCGACGTTGATTAGCCCTGAACTTGCAGTGGTGTTGATCTGCAGGACCGAATCGTTATAAACCTGAATCACATCCACGCTGGTACTCGTGCCAAGGCTGAGCGTTGCGGCAGCTGAGCCGGAGCCGACCGCAACGGTTAAGCCATGCGCGACAAACGAACCGTACAGCAAAACATTACCGCCGCTACCTGTACTGGTGATCGTGGCTCCATTGGACACAGCACTTGGCGGGGATACTCCATCCGGCACGCTGTACAGCTGCACAGGCGCATTCGGTGTGCCTGGAAAGGTAAAGGTTCGGGCAGTGGCGCTGACCGTGTCGTTGAGCAGGTTCGACATGAAGAGACGGTCCCCCGCCACCATTGCGCCAGCCAATGAACCGAGAAGCGTCGCATCGGCACCTGCCCAGGACAAGCCGTCGTTGGCATCCGCACCAGTTGGACGAATATAGTAATCGCTCACATGGCCTCCGAGATTGCTTCAGCGCGTTCGAACGTGATTGCGCCAATGTGCGCAAGGTACATTAGCCCTTCAAAGGCTAAAGACTTATAAACGCCACCGGAGGCTTTCGCCATCTCAATGAAGTCCATGACGTTGCCATCGGTTTGTTCAAAAGCACGGATAGCCTTGCGTTCCGCAGACGTGAACATGCTGAAGAACTGGTACTTAGTCCAAGGCACTTCATCACCGACTACAGCCAGCCGTGCAGCTTCCCGAGCCAATAGGGTGGCTGCGATCTGCTTAGCGCGCTCCTCCATCACCAGCTGCGGATCGAGTACACCGTCCCACAAATATTCACGGTCAATGACTTGACCATCCGCTGCCGTATGCTGTTCTTTGATAAATTGGCGACCGTCAACCTGAACCTCGCCATACGTGAGGGTCGAGGTCAGATTCAATTGGAATCCCCTTCAACACGCAAGACGAATGGGTCG